TCATCGACCGCGAGCAGCCCCGCCTTCCGGCAGGTCGGTGACACGCCCAGCGGTCACCAGGTAGCCCGCGAAGCTCACGTCCGGCCGGGCCTTCGCCCACCCGTCCGCCTTCTCGACCGAAACCATCACGGTGGTGCCCGGAACCGGCAGGTTCACCTTGTCCGTCGCACCCGGGAGCACCCCGAAACGGCAGTGCACCTCGACGATCGACACCACCCTCACCGAGGTGGGTACGCGCCCCTCCCCCTGGCCGTGGTGCTCCTCGCGGAAGTCGATCGCGGCCGCACGTTCGCCACCGACGAGGGCGGCGTAGTCCTCCGGATCGACCTCCAGCAGCGCCCACGAAACGACGTCCCCCGGCGCGACGCCTTCCCGCAGCACCGCATCTGCCAGTCGTCGACCCAAATCGTGAGCGTCATGCCGCCATTGTCCGCCGCCCGCGGGCGGCCACTGATGCAAGCCTCCCGCAGTCGACGAGCGGATCGGTGAGGTCCGCCGCTCCCCACGCCCCCCCCACCATGCAGGCGCCGGACGGATCCGCGGCGGCACGTCCCCTACCGGCGTTGCCGGTAGGGCGTATGGATCGTCCGGCGTTCAGATGGATGTGACGGGCCCAGATCGAGCCGGGGCAGTTCGTACTCGGGAACGAGGAAGCTGCTGTACGTCTCCTGAGCGGAGGACTCGCCCCAGTACACGGCGCCGGCGACCACGAACCCGCCCAGCAAGCGCTCACCGAGGACGAAGGCCTGCGCGTCGTACCAAGGACCTGGAACCGCTTCGCGCAGTTCCGTCTCTTCCTCGCCGGACGCATGGCGGATGGTCAACGAGGGGTAGTGCGCCCGGACGGACAGGGCGCTGACGTTCTTGAAGAGGATTTCCAGTGTTGTGGAGAGGCCCTGCTCGTCGTCCTGATGCCCTCTGAGCAACAGCTGGCTGTGTCCGATGATGTAGGTGACCAGCCCGACAGGCCGCGCAAAGTTCACGGGCAGACGGGTCAAACTGACGTGTCGAGTCACTCCTGGTCCCCCTGACCCGCGAGACGGCCCGCATCGGCGTCCTGGCACGTTACCCGTGAGGTACGAGCGCCCATCCGGCAGGAGTCCGACCGGCTGTGCCCGTTGATGTCGGATGGAGATGCCGAAGGCCCCCCGCCAAGATCGGCGGGGGGGCCTTTGCACTGGTGGGCGCGGACGGTTTCGAACCGCCGACATCTGCTTTGTAAGAGCCGGATTAATCCCGGCGTTCTGGAGCCTCACGGATCTTGCGACCTGCGGCTAAGCCGCCGCCTCCCCCTCTTCGAAGATCGTTTGGGGGGAATTTAGGGGCCGCTTCCCCGCTCCTAGCTTCGGAGCCTCGGGCCAGATCTCCGTCCACTTCAGGTTACCCATAGCGCGCGCGTAGATACCCTGCAGGCCCTTCAGCCGTTCCAGCCGCATGTCCGGCGTCGGGTGCTGGTAGATCCGCTTGATCCCCGGCCGCAGGTGCCCCGCCTGGTCGTAGGCGAGAGACGCCTTCACCCCGAGCTGATCCTGGTACGTGTCGTGGGTATGCCGCAGGTCCCGCATGGTCAAGCCCGGCATGATGGGCTCCCAGGCCTCCCGCTCGGCCCTCCCCCGTGTCACCTCGAGCGCCTTCCGCCCATCCGCAGCCGGCCGGATCTGGGCCCGCGTGAAGTTGCTGCGGCGCCAGAACACGCCCGACGGGGTGCAGAAGATGTACGGGTGCGGCCAGACCTTCATGTGCTGCTCCAGCAGCGTCGCCAGGAACGGCGGGATGTCGATGTCTCGAGCGCGGTTACCGTTCTTCGGGGCTTCCAGGCGCAAGACGAGCCCGGTCTTCTTGCCGTCCTCGTCGCGGCCCTCGTACTCGGCCAGTTCCCCGACCTCCTCGTCAACTCGGATGATCGGGCACTCGAACCATCCTCCGTCGTGCGCCTGACGCCGAGTACGCAGAACATTGTCGCGGTGCAGCGCGGCACTCTCGCCCCAGCCAAGCCCCGTGAACGCGGTAGTCAGCACATGCAGGCCGACAGCCGGCCCGAGGCGACGCGCCATCTGGAGGACGACCTCGGGCGGGGCCCACTTCTCCTCGTCCGACTTCTTCGGCTTCGCCGTCGTCGATCCGGTGGGCAGCGTCCGGCGCCGACCGAAGAGGGGGTTCACCTCAAGGTGTCTGGCGTCAACCGCCCCAGTCATGATCGACGACATGAGGCTGACGGCATGGCCGGCGGTGACAGACTGGCAAGGCAACGCAAGCTGCCAGTCGTCCACGTCGAACCAGGTGATGTCGATCAGGGGGATGTGCTCCCACTTGGGGAAGATGTGCTGCTCCAGCAGGTTCCACCGCTTGGCCACTGTCGCACCCCGCTTCGGCTTCGCCTTCATCCACCGCCGAGCGAACACCCCGAACTTCGTCTGCTGCAGCGCCGGGTCGATGTACCGGCCGGCCCTGATGGCCGCCTCCTGCTTCTCCCCGTACTCCTCGGCCGTCTTCTTCGTCGGGAAGCCGGGCCAACTGCCCGGCTTCCCGTCGGGCTTCGTCCAGCGCGCCCGCCACGTGAACTTCGTCGTCTGCTTGCCGTTCCGTACCTTGTAGACCTTCTCGGCCCAGGCCATGGCAGCTCCCTTCCTTGGTCAGGCCCATGGTGATCCAGCCCGAGGCTGCAGGACGGCCTAGGAGCAGGAGACGGCCGATTCGAGTGACGGCATGCCAGGCGCCTGGGCCAGGTGCTCGTTGATGCAGGCGCGGCCGGCTTCAGTCAGCTGGCCATCGGCGCCGCACAGGCTGGGGTCGACATACACGAGGTTGTGCTCACCAGTCGAGTCGACCCACACGACTGAGTTGTCGGGAAGAGCACTACCGCACAGAACATGAACACACATTGGCACCCCGCCCGTTCACGATTGGGGCCCCACCATCAGCGTTCTGTCATGCAACCACACATGTGAGTGATATGTGGAGGGTTCGGAGTGACAGAAATGATCAGATGCGCCTACGCGCTGTCGCGGTCGGTCGGGTAGCTCAGCTCGCGCAGCATCGGCTGCACGCGGCGCCAAGCTTCCAGGTTGCGCTGCCGCTCCTCGGGCGTCGGCGTCTTCGATGCGCCCTTCACAATGACGGTCACGCTCGTCCCATCGGGGAGCTGAACGACGGCAGTATCCACGACGGCACCCTCTCGTTCGAGTTCCTCCTGCACCGTCAGAGGCAGGCCTTCAGCTTCAGGCCGCCCTGCCGGCTCGGCGGGCGCCACACCCGCCTTGACCGGGGCCCCACCGGCAAGCACCTGCTCCGGTGAGTCTGAGGTCCAGCCGACCAGCTGCGCGTAGGCGCGGATAGTCGCGTTGACCCGCGTGAGCGGCTTGCCCTGCTCGATGTTCTGCACAGTGGCGCGGCTGACGCCGAGGCTCTGTGCGACATCCTCTTGCGTCGGCTTGGGCCGGAGCGCCAGGCGTGCGGCCTTGAGTGCCTCACCGAGTCGTACCCAGTCCCTGTCCATGGCTCCTCATCATGCCCTAGGTCTCTGCAACCAAGAAGCATACTTCTCAGCCTTTGACCAGCGCTTTGGTAGTCAATCCGCGCCAAGAAGGTTGCACGGCGCACGCGACCGGCGCATACCTGTGCGCCCTGGCATGCGGTGCCGCAACCAGAAATTAGTCAATCCACGTAGGCGAACTGCTTGCGTTCGTAGTCAGACTGCGACTAGATTTTGGTTGTGAGGCCGAACGGGCAAGCAATCCGGGAGATCCGCAGAGCCAAGAACATCGGGCTGCGGATGCTCCAAGAAATGACCGGCTTGAACAGGGGCTACCTCTCCCGGCTGGAGAGGGGGCACATCCACGAGTCGGACGACGAGCAGGTCCGGAAGGTCGCCATCGCCCTACACGTGGCCCTGCAGGCCATAACCCACGAGGAGAAGACGTGACCGTCGACGCCCCCAAGGCGCCCACGCTCAAGGGCCCCAAGGCTCGGGCCTACGCCGCAGCCGCTCGGCGCGCGGAGAAGCGCAAGGCCGAAGAGGAGTTGGACCTCGTCCGCTGGGAGGTGGAGGAGGTCATCGAGAAGCAGCTGCTGCCCTACCGCAGCGTCCGTCTCCTGAAGGAGGCCTGCTACAAGCGCAAGGTCTACCACCACCAGGACAACGGGCGGATCACGTTCACCCCGGAGGACATCCGGATGGAGAACGCCCGCACCCAGATCGTCCCCATCGCCGCCTAGTCGGCTATGCGGCCCCGACCGCACCGGTTACTGCCAGGTCCCCGGCCGGCCAGGGCCTCCCGAAGTCCCAGCCTCCCCCGCACGCAATTGCGGAGAGAAGAGGAACCCCGATGTCCAACATCATGCCCGATCCGGTCGTGGACCTGATCGAGTCCCACTACCCCGAGCGGATCCAGGCCGCGGCCACGGAGCTGCGGAAGGCCCGCTGGATGTACCTGCTGCCGGAGTCGGTCGAGGCCCGTGAGCGGTCGATCTCGACGATGCACGCCGCGGCGAAGGTGCTGGCGACGTACCCGCAGCCGACGGAGGTCGTCCGATGAGCGCCCGCGACAAGCTGTTCCGCCTGGCCGTCAGCCAGGACATGGTGGCCGAGGAAGGCGCTGCGCAGCTGCTCGACGCCTACCGCGCCGAGGTGCTGGCCGAGGCCATCGCCGCCGCGAACGCCGAGTACGAGACGCAGGACGCTACGGCGGCGCGCAGTCCGTACAACGAGGGCGTGTTCGACGCCGTGTCCGCCCTGTACCGCCTCCTGAACGGAGGTGCCCGATGACCGCGCCGACGTCCGACATTGCCCGCCTGGACGCCGACCTGCAGTTCCTCCGCCTGAAGCGTGAGGCGGCCCAGCAGGAGGCCCGGATCCGTCGTGGCCTGCTCGGCGAGTACGGGCACCTGCTGCACGACGCCGACCCCGGCGCTGCCACCCGCCCCTTTCCCGACCTGCGCAAGGGCGTGTCCGCCCGACTCATCGACGGAGGCCAGTCGTGAGCACGACTGTCGGCACCCTCGCGGTGCACCTGACGGACGACCCCACCGAGATCCAGGCCGAACGGGCGGGCCAGTACTCGTGGCTGCGTCTCGGCCCCGTCACGCTCCACACGGACGGGTCCAGCCCGGAAGCCCTCCGCGTCATGGCCGCCGCCCTGCTCGACCACGCCCAGAGCATGGAGCAGCCCGTACAGCTGGAGCGTGTGGCATGACCGCCTACGTGCACGACGGCATCGAGTTCGACCTCGACGGTGACTTCGCCGACGTGCTCGGCGTGGTCTGGTCGTGGACGGGCGAGTGGTCGCCGGCCGCGGAGCCGATGCTCCGCTCGGACGTCCCGAGCCTGATGGCTCTGCCGCTGCCGGACGTCTACCACCACCACGGTCCGCTGATCCCGATCCGGCGGAAGACGGTGCCGCGGGCAAACCCCTTCGCGGAGTCCGTGGCTGCCGGCCTCGTCGAGACCGACACCGCGTTCGCCGCCCGCATCGGAGGCCGGCCGTGACCTTCCGCCGGATCGCTGTCCTGGATGCCCCCGCGGGCGCCGTATTCGCCACCGCCATGTGGTGGGGCCGCCGCAACTACCGAGGGAGCCACGATGGCCACTGACCGACTCGCCGAGATCACCGGCCGACTCCAGGCCGCCACCAAGGGGACGTGGGGCACCTACTACGACGGCGCCATCTACCACCTGGCCGCCGACATGCGTGTCCTCGACGACTCGTCCGGCCGGCAGATCGGCGGCATCCCCGACGGCGACGACAGGGCGCAGGCGTTCAACGACGCGATGTTCATCGGCCGCGCCCACGACGACGTCGCGTTCCTGCTGGGGCTTGTCGCCGACCTCGACGCCAAGCTGCGGATCGCCGAGGGGCAGACGCGGGACCGCGATGAGCAGCTGACCGAGCGGACCCGGCAGCTGAACGGGCTCCTCGACAGCCTGAGCTTCGACGAGCGGGCGGTCCCACGGTGAGCCTCCTCCACATAGGCCGGCCGCGTGGCCAGCACCGTGCCGTCGACCGCGTGGCCACCCTGGAACACCAGCTGGAGAAAGCCCGAGCCCTGGCCGCGGACCTGCAGTACCGCCTGACCATCGCCACCGCCGGGTGGGACAACGCCAACGCGAAGGTCAACCGCTTGCGGGACGAGCTGTCCCGGGCGGCCGAGGCCACGCGACAGAACCAGCAGGCCGTCTCCTCCCTCACCCGCGACCCATCCACCACCGACACCCAGCCGATCCGAGTGATCACACTCCACGAAGCCGACCGATGGGGGTACCTCCGATGACTACCTACCAGCTCGAGTTCGGGAAGCTCGGCGACACGTACCCCGTACCGCCGCTGACCGTAAATGCGGACGACCGGCACGAGCTTGCCCGCCGGGTCGAAGAGCACGCCATTCCATACCTGGCACCGGTCCTCACCGACCTCGGCCGTCCGGAACTCGCTGACTGTCTGTTCCGCACCGACCGAAACGCCACCTGCGGCGAGTTCATGTGGCTCGACCTCGCTGGCGGAGTCGGCGCCAGCTTCTGCGCGGCCCGCATCCGGACCGCCTAGAACCGCCCGGGACCGCGCATCCAACGGACCGCGGCCCCGGGACACCAACCCACCTCAGGGCCCTGCACCGCCAGGGCCCTGGCCCAGCACACCCTCTTGGAGCCCCAAGTGACCATCCACCTGTTCGGACCCGACCGCCAGCGCGTCGGCTACGAGGACCAGGAATGGGCCGTATGGGTCCTCGGCCTGGACGACGTCCACCCGAAACAGACCCTGTCCGAGGCCCTGGAACTGGCCGCCGAGCTGAACGCCACGTTCGCCGAACTCCGGCTCCGCGACAGCAGCGAGTTCGCGCCCGTCATGTACGCCGTCGTCCTCCACCGCGGCTACGCATGGAACCAGGCCGTCGAGCACTCCTTCGGCCTCGACTGCGGACACCCCGACTGCGGGCCCTGCTCCTTCAGCCGGACCGCACCGAAGGTGGCCAGCTGATGGCCGCCACGCCGACCGAGGGGCGCTGCCAGAGCTGCCAGCAGACCCGTCCGCTCTTCGAGTTCCAGTGGATCCCTGCCGGGTTCCACGAGTTCTACTCCGCCCAGCTGTGCACCCGCTGCCACAGCGCGGCCTCGCTGGAAGACGAGCAGGACGGTCTCGCCTTCGATGTCTTCGAGGTCTTCGAGGTGGCCGCATGAGCCCCCGTACCTGCGCCCAGTGCGGCGACGAGAACGGCCCCTTCGTTCGCGTCGGTGACCTGTGGATCTGCGAAGACCACGTCGACCCGAAGGACGGCAGCATCCGGCGAGTTGACGTCAAGGGCGGCCACTCCGCCCTCATAGACGTGGCGGATCTACCGCTCGTCTCGCAGTACACGTGGCGCCCCCTCAAGGGGCATAACGGAAAGCTCTACGCCTACGCCATGGCCGGCCGAAGTGCCGTCTATATGCACCGTCTGATTGCGGGCACACCTGCAGGCCTCGAGACCGACCACGTCAACGGCGATGGACTGGACAACCGACGCTCGAACCTGCGCGTCGCGACGTGCAGCCAGAACAGCGCCAACACGTGGAAGCCGCGTCGGTCCGACGGTTCGACGGCCACCTCCCGCTTCAAGGGCGTGACCTGGGATCGGTCCCGCAGTAAGTGGCAGGCGAAGATCACCGTCGACCAGCACTGCAAGAGCCTGGGGCGTTACGACTCCGAGGAGGAAGCCGCCCGAGCCTATGACGCCGCGGCCGCTGCCCGCTGGGGCGCCTTCGCCCGGCTGAACTTTCCCGTCACCAGGGAGGCCGCGGCGTGACCGGTACCACCGACGAGCCAGCCGAAGTAGAGCCCGGACTCTACGACATCGACGCCGAGCTGTATCACCAGGATCCGATCCCCGGCGGCAGTCTGTCCGCCTCCGGCGCCAAGTTGCTCGTGGACTGCCCGGCCCGGTTCAAGTACCAGCTCGACAACCCGCAACCCTACAAGCCCGAGTTCGAGTTCGGCACCGCGGCCCACACCGTGGTCCTGGGCGACGGCCCCGAGCTGGTCGTGGTCGACGAGGACCGATGGGACACCAACGAGATCAAGGCCCGTGTCGCTGCCATACGGGAAGCCGGCGGGGTCCCGCTGAAGCCGGAGGCGTACCAGCGGATCTGCGACATGGCCGACGTGATCGCCAATCACGCGGAGGCCTCGGAGATCCTCACCCCCGGCAGCGGCGTGGCCGAGCAGTCGATCTTCTGGCCCGACGGTCCGCTCTGGTGGCGCAGCCGGTTCGACTGGCTCCGCTCCGACCTGATCGGCGACTACAAGACCACCCGGTCCGTGCACCCCGACTACCTCAGCAAGGCCGTCCATGAGCTCGGCTACCACATCCAGGAGCACATCTACCGGCGCGGAGCCGTCGAGCTCGGCCTGCTCCCCGAGGGCGCCGCCTTCAAGTTCCTGTTCCAGGAGAAGCAGCCGCCGTACCTGGTCACCGTCGCGGAGCTCGACCCCGTGGCCCGACACGTGGGCGGCTACCTCACTCAGCTCGCGGTCGGCCACTACCTCTACGGCCGCGAGACCGGCCACTGGCCCGCCTACGTCGAGACCTCCACCGTCCTCTCCCTGCCGCCGTACATCGAGCGCCAGTACGCCTAGGAGCCCCCGTGTCCCAGCTTCCCCCGCCCGTCCAAACCGCTCGCCGCGGCAGCTCTGACGACGCCTCAGGCCAGTTCGCCTTCCGCCCTGCCAGCAAAGCCGGCCGAAAGGCCCGGCTCTCGATCCAAGGGATGTCCGGCTCCGGCAAGACCTGGACTGGTCTCAGCATCGCCCAGGGCCTCTCAGAGGGACGCCGCTTCGCCGTCATTGACACCGAGAAGGGGGCTGCCAGCCTCTACGCCGGAGTCGGCGGCATCCAGTTCGACACGCTCGCCATGGACCGCTACGACCCCCGAGACCTCGGCCGCGCCCTTTTGGCTGCTGGTCAGGCCGGATACCCCACGGTCTTCGTCGACAGCCTCAGCCACTTCTGGACGGGCACCGACGGCACCCTCGACCAGGTCGAGAGGGCCAAGGGCAAGTACGGCAACAACCAGTTCGCTGGCTGGAAGGACGGCACGCCCATCCAGAACGACATGGTGGCCGCGATCCTCGCCTACCCCGGCCACGTCGTCGCCTCGATGCGCTCCTACACCGAGTGGGTCCTGGAGGAGAACGAGCGCGGCAAGAAGGAGCCGAAGCGCGTCGGCACCCGGCCCGAGCAGCGCAAGGGCATCGAGTACGAGTTCGACGTAGCCGTCTCGATGGACATCGACAACCGGCTCGAAGTCCTCAAGTCCCGCTGCCCCGAGCTGAACCGCAAGGTCATCGACCGGCCCAACGGGGCCCGCGACATCGCCGCACCGCTCCTCGCCTGGCTCAACGCCAACCCCGAGCCCGCCGAGCAGTAGCAGCACTCGGGGTGCCGCGGCCCGAACCTGCGGCACCCCACCCCAAGCAGAGCACACGCGAGAGGACCACGCCATGACCCGTCGCCTCACCGTCGCCGAACGCCTCGCCACCGCCGAGAAGGACGTCCTTCTCGCCACGATCCGCCAGCAGTCCAGCTGGGACGAGTTCCTCGTCATGCAGGCCGTCCTTCACTACGGCGCGATCACCCCGACCTTCTCGTGCAACGACCTGCGCCAGCTGCTCCCGGAGATGGGTCACGGGTTCCTCGGCGCCGCCATCAACGGACTGCGGGCCGGCGGAGTCATCGAGGCCACGGGCGAGATGGTGCCGTCGACCCAGAAGTCCACCCACGGCCACCGCATCCACGTCTGGCGGCTCACCGGCCGCGGCGAGGAGATAGCCGCCAAGCGCCAGGCCGAGCGGCTCGCAGGCCGGAAGCAGGCTGCGTGATGGACACCCTCATCGACCTGGCCATCGTCGCCGTGTCCCTCACCGGCGCCTGGGTCCTGCACCGCTTCGCCCTCGACGACGACACCGCCCCGCCGGCAACGAACCGCCGAGCCCAGCTCCTCGCGGACCTCGCCGCCCAGCGGGCCCTTCGGAACACCGGCGTCGAGCAGGCGCCCGGCGACCCGTACAGCGACGACCGCATCACCGCCGAACTCTGCTTCATCCCCCACCAGACCCGCCGGACGGAGGAAGACCAGTGACCGGATCCATCAAGGCCAGCCGCACCTTCGACACCCCGACTCGCATCTCGCTGCCCGTCGAGACGTACAGCAACGACGTCGACTGGATCGCCGTCCAGCGGGTCGTCCAGGACGACCGCCCTCTGCCCGCCCTGACCCGCGAGGAGCAGCGCGCCGCCGCGCTCCTGCTGACCGCCGCCGGACGCAGCGAGCAGGACGCAGCCCGCCTCGTCGGAACACACCACCGGCAGGCGTCCCGGTGGAAGGAGCAGGTCGGCTTGAAGACGCCCAGGGTCTGCAAGGTCGAGGACTGCGAAGGGCAGATCAAGGCGCTCGGCCTGTGTCACCGGCACTACCAGCAGGAGCTTCGGCGCCGGAACCCCCAGCCGCCCAAGCCGGGGAAGACGACGTGCCGCCGCGGCCACGCCTACCCGGACTGCCTTGGCTACCGAAAGGACGGCAAGCCCTACTGCCGCCCCTGCGACCGCGCGGCCCGCAAGGCATACCGCGAACGCACCTCGGCGGCCACCCGCGACGACATGCGAAAGGCCGCCTGATGTCCGAGCTTCCCCGCCGCGTCCCAAACGGCCTGACGGTCATCGACCTCTGCTGCAAGCAGGGCGGTTCCTCGATGGGCTACTACCTGGCCGGCTTCGACGTCGTCGGTGTCGACCGGGAGCCGCAGCCGCGGTACCCGTTCCCGTTCATCCAGGCCGACCTGCGTGATCTCGACTCCGACTGGTTGGCACAGAACTTCGACGCGGTCGCCGGCTCCCCGCCCTGCTGGGCACACTCCGACCTCGCCCACCGAACCGGCCGCGAGTACGAGGACTTCATCCCCGAAACCCGCGCCCTCGTCGAGGCCTCCGGACTGCCCTACGTCATCGAGAACGTCGAAGGGGCGCCGCTCCAAACCCCGCTGATCCTCTGCGGAACGATGTTCGACGGCCTCCGCGTCAGCCGACACCGCCTCTTCGAGTCCAACATCCCGCTGACCGTCCCGCGGCCCTGCCCGAAGCGCCACCCGCTGCACTACACGCTCGACAAGCGGAAGGCCCACTACGGCCGGCTCGACCAGTGGCGGGACTTCGTGCAGGTCACCGGCGGCGGCAACTGCTCCCGCGCCGCAGCCTCCGACGCCATGGGCGGCCTCGACTGGATGACCAAGGACGGCATGAACCAAGCCGTCCCCCCGGCCTACACGCGATGGATCGGCCAGCAGCTCGCCGAGCACCTCGCACCCACCCCCGCCGCGGCCTAGCCACCCCTTTACCCGCACCAGCCAGAGAGAAGACGCCATGGGTTACGAGCTCCGCCGCCAGCTGCGGAACGCGCTCGGGCCGGACATCATCGGCCTGCAGCGGGCCGTGGCCCTCGAGATCACAGACGACGCCAACGACAAGACTCGCGAGAGCTACGTCGGGCTGGACGAGCTCGCGCGCTGGACCGGAGCCAAGGACAGCGTCGTCGTCCGTGACGCCCTCAAGCGGCTGGCCTCCAGGGGTTGGGAGTTCCGAATCCCGATCGGCAAGGGCAAGGACGGGCGCCTGTTGTACGCGGTGCCGGGCCGGCGGATGACGTTCCGTGTGCCCCCTTTCGAAGGGGATGCCGGGGCTACCCCTTCCGAGGATAAGGAGAAGCGGGGACTACTCCTAGGGGAAGCAGGGGCTACCCCTTCCACCCCTCAAGGGGAAGCAGGGGCATCTTCAGAAGATGCCGGGGCTCCTTCTGAAGATGCCGGGGCTACCCCCTTCCCCTCAGCCCCTCACTCTCCTCAAGAAGAGGAGGAGGCTTCCTCCTCCCCCGTCGCGGAGAACCTCGAAGCCTTCGGCGCCTTCTGGACCAACTACCCGAAGAAGCTCGACCGCGGCAAAGCCAAGGACGAGTGGATCGCGGCCATGCGCCGCGGCGAGGACCCGGCCGTCATCGTTGCCGCCGCCCAGGGCTACGCACGATCTGTGGCCGACGAGCCCAACCCCAAGTTCATCGCCTACGCCGCGAACTGGCTCCGCAACGAGCGCTACCACGACGAGTACCCCGAGGCTCCTGCCGGCCAGCCCAACCTCCGGGTTGTCGACGGCCAAAAGCACCAGCCCTTCCGGCTCAACCCGAACGCCAACTACGCGAACGGATTCTGACCATGCCCGAACCCAGTCCCGTGTTCAGCGGCAACCTCACCGCCCGCCTCCAACGCGCACTCGCAGCCCGCGGCCTCGACCACATCGAGCCCGGCCCGATCGATGACACCCCCGCCGAGGATGAGCCCGGCCACCCTGAGTACCACCGCAAGCGCCGTGCCAACTGGGCGCTGGCCCGCTGGGAGTCGGCCACCCCGTACCGCTACCAGAACGCCAGCTGCACCCACCCCGACCTCATGGCCTGGGCTGACCGGGTCGCGGTCGATCCCCGCTCCGCTGGCTTCGTCCTGCTGACCGGATCGTTCGGCACCGGCAAGACCCACCAGTCCTACGGGGCCCTCCGCCGAATCGCGGAGGCAGGGCCCGAGCGCTACGAGGTCATCGCGATCACCGCCCCAGACATGTATGCCCTCATGCGGCCCGGCGGCAGTGAACGCGGCACCGAGTACGAGGTGAAGCGGCTGAAGAAGATCCCGCTGCTCCTCATCGACGACCTCGGCACCGAAAAGATCAGCGAGTTCACCGAAGAGGCGACGTACCGGCTCCTGAACGAGCGCTACAACGAGTCCCTGCCAACGCTGATCACCAGCAACCTGCCCGCCCTTTCCGTCATCGACAGGAACGGCGTCAAGCAAGGCCCCGACCTCACCGACAAGCTCGGCGAGCGGATCGCGGACAGGCTCCGCGAGATCACCCACATCGTCCCGATGGAAGGCCCGAGCCGACGCCGGCGAGGTGCCGCGTGAAAGCCGACGACCCCCGCATGGCCGCCGTCGAATGCGACCTGGCCCGCATCAGCTACGAGCACGGCCAGAACGGCATCGCCATCGCCGAGCAGTGGATCACCGCACACGTCCACGCCGCCCTCGCCGTCCAGAAAGGGCGAGCCGCGAACCCGGAGGCCTTCCCCGGCTTCGGAGACGGCACCCCCGAAGAGACCGCCCGTCGCATCGTCGCCCGCCTCCTGGACGCCGGCTGGCGTCCACCCGACACCGAATGCCTAGAGGTGAACCCGTGACCATCCCCACCCCCGTCGCCGACTTCCGAGCCGCCGCCGACACCCTCCGAGACGCCGCCATCGCAGCCAGCACCGACACCGTGCCCATGCCGGTGAGCGTCGTCCACGCCTTCGCCAACTGGCTCGACGACGCCGGCAACGACGCTGCGGAACTCGGCGCACCCGACCCGATGGCACTCATCGCCGCCCTGCAGGTCCTGCACCCCACCCTGGCCCTCGCCAGCGGAGCCCCGGAGGCAGACCAGTGACAACCGTGTACGCCTCAGCGGGAGGCCACCGCTATCACCGCACCAGCAACTGCCCGGCCTTCGAAATGGGCCAGAACATCCACGACTACGACTGCGACTGCTGGGGCTACTGCACCCACGGCCGAGGCTGGCAGATCACCGAAACCACCCGGTCCGAAGCCCTTGCTGCTGGCAAGCGTCCCTGCCGCCGCTGCCTCCGGGACGACCTCGGCCACAGCGAGGACGACTTCGGTCACCAGCAGACCTCATGGGGTGGGCGCCGGATCTGCACCCGGTGCGCAACCGGACCCGTCCCGGAGGCCCCCGACGCACCGGACCCGCTGCCCAGCCCGGATCGCTCCGTCGCCTGGCCCTGCACCACGGCCCGCATCCTCGGCCTCGCCTCGCAGGAGGACCAGTGATCGACCGTCCCCGTTCTGCCCCGATGCCCGCCGCCCTGCGTGCCGGCCGTCCCGCCCCGCACCCCGCCCGCACGGTCCGCTGCCCCCACTGCGGGGCGGCCGAAGGAGCCCGCTGCACAACCATCTCCGGCCGCATCACCAAGCCCCAGCCCTGCCCCGCACGGATCGACGCCCACGCCATCCAGACAGCCGTCTGCAGCACCTGCCAAGTCCTCCCGACCTACCCCTGCCGGAACCAGGACGGCACCGAATCCAACGTCCACGCCCAGCGGTACACCGAAGCGAAGGGAACGGCCGCATGACCAACACCCAGCACGTCGTCATGTGGTCCGGCGGCATCACCAGCTGGGCCACCGCCCGCCACGTCATCGCCGAACACGGCACGGCCAGCACAACCCTGCTCTTCGCCGACACCCTCATCGAAGACGAAGACCTCTACACGTTCAACGACGCGGCCAGTGCACAGCTCGGAGTACCGATCACCCGCGTTGCTGACGGCCGCGACCCCTGGCAGGTCTTCGAAGACAAGCGGTGGCTCGGCAACACCCGCATCGCCCAGTGCTCCCACGCCCTGAAGCAAGTTCCATGCCGCGACTGGCTTGCCGCCAACACCCACCCGGCGGACACGGTGCTGTACGTCGGCATCGACTGGACCGAGACCCACCGCCTCCCGGGCATCGTGAAGGGCTGGGCGCCCTGGACAGTCCAGGCGCCGCTCACGGCACCGCCCTACCGGGACAAAACCGAGCTGCTGAACGAGGCCCGCGCCGCCGGCCTGCCGATGCCGCGCCTGTACCGGCTCGGCTGGTCGCACAACAACTGCGGGGGAGCCTGCGTCAAGGGCGGCCAAGCCCAGTGGGCGCGCCTCCTTGAGGTCTTCCCGGAGCGGTACGCCCGCGCCGAGGCCGCCGAGGTGAAGATGCGGGCCCTGCTTGGCAAGGACGTCAGCATCCTCCGCGACCGCACCGACGGCACCACGAAGCCGCTCACGCTGGCCGCGCTCCGAACCCGCATAGAGCGGCAGCCCGACCAGCTCGACATCTTCGATGAAGGCGGCTGCGGCTGCTTCACCGAGGAGTTGGCCGCATGAGCGCCCTCGAGCGGGTCCTCGCCGAGGAGTGGCCCGACGGCACCTTCGGCGGCCCCCGACCGTCCACGGCCCGCTACAGGGCCCGCCACGACCCAGCCGCCGCCCGCCACCGGACCGTCCTCGAGCAGGCACTCGACGGCACCGAATGGCACGGACCCATCCCCACACGACCCGCACGAAAGGCAAGCCGATGAGCGACCAGCCGACGATCAAGGCGATGAGCTTCGGCGCCGGAGTCCAGTCCATCACCGAAGCCCTCCTCATCGCCGAAGGCAAGCTCGAGAAGCCTCACGCCGCGATCTTCAGTGACACCGGGTGGGAACCGGCCGGCGTCTACGCCACCCTCGACCGCGTCGAACGTGAGATCTTCCAGCCCCTCGGCATCCCGCTCTACCGCGTCAGCAACGGCGTCATCCAGGACGACATCCTCAACCCCGACAAGATGCGGGCCATCCCCGCGTACACGGCCAGCCAGCCGTATGAGGTCAAGGTCGTCGACCGGTGGGGACTGTGCCCGGTCAAGTCGTGCGGATGGCGAAAACTGCGGCAGGTCAAGGCCGACAGCGCTGAGGGCGCAGGCGAAATGAGCCTGTTCGCCGTCGAGACGGCCGACCTCAGCGACATGGACGGACTGTTCGACCTCATCCACCTCATCCCCCTGGGGGCCACGCTCAGCGAGGTGGATGCCAGGGCAGCCCAGTGGGCACCGCCCTCGGACATCGAGATCGAAGAGGGAGATCTCGAGGACGAGTACGTAGCCGCGTCGAAGGTGGCAGCCGCATTGCGCCGAGCAGGCCTGCGCCAAGTGCCGGGGCCGCACGATCCGTGCAACTCCACGGGGCTTGTCGCCACCGCCTCCCACACCGAGACCAAGCGTGACTACGGCATGCTCAACCGCAAGTGCACCCAGCAGTACAAGCTTCGGCCCATCCTCGAGCAGGTCCGCCTCCTCCTCGGCGCCCCCATCGGCAACGAAATCCTGTGCCGGTACTGCAACGGAGAAGGCAAGCGCGTTGCCCCCTGGCGGGCCAAGCGCGGCGAAACCGTCATCGGCGACTGCTCGGTCTGCGAAGGACTCGGCACCATAAGCCGCGTCGGACCTCCCCCCGCCGGCGCCTGGGCAGAGCAGTGGATCGGCTTCTCCACCGACGAGATCGGCCGAGTCTCTAACCGCGGCGACACCAAGTACAGCCGCAGCCGCTACCCGCTCCTCGAACTCGACATGTCCCGCGCCCAGTGCATCGAGTACCTCGAAGCCCGCGGCTGGGGCAACGTCACCAAGTCCTCGTGCCTTGGCTGCCCGTTCAAGTCGAACGCGGAATGGCGCCGGCTCCGCGACACCGACCCGCAGGCCTGGGCCGAGGTCGTCGCCTTCGACAAGGCATACCGCCACGGGGCCGGCATGACCCAGCAGCGCTACCTCCACGCCAGCTGCCTCCCCCTCGACGAAGCACCCATCGATGTTCGACAGCCCCGCGAATGGAAGCCCACCACCGTCACCGACCAGGTGTACGCCGCCCAACTCCAGCGCGCCGAAGACGGCGACCCCGACGGCTGCTCCCCGTGGGCCTGCCGCTCCGGCCGGCCGGTCGACGACGCCGCCTGACCTGCCCGAGACGACACCCGCCCGACAACACCGGAGGAACCCCATGACCGACCTGCCTGAAGCCGGCGAAGTGCGGCAACTGCTAGTCCACCCCGCCGTCTGGCCCCGGCTCGAACTCTGGCTCCAGGCCCACGGCATCACCCTCGCCTGCATCGGTCAGATCGGCGACGACGACCTGCCGACCTGGGTCATGGCCCCCACCGACCCCACCCCGTGACGCAAACGGCCCGCCCCCAGGCAGCGGGGGCGGGCCACCCCGACCCTCTCACGAACGGAGACCCCGATGGCCGCTCAACCCAACCTCCCGCGCCGCCACCTCCGGGATGCCGCAACGATCTGCCCGGCCGTCATCCGGATGTCCGACGGCAGGGTCTGCAACCGCTGCGAGCGGGAGCTCGGCCACGACGGCAAGCACAAGGACGGCTGCGCCCACTGGGGCAAGCCTGAAGGCGGCGAGTCGTGAGCGTCCCGCGGTACGGCCAGCCACTCGGCCCGCGAGAGCTCGAGATCCTGCAGCTGACGAGCCAGGGATTCAGCTACGGCGAGGCTGCGCGGCGAGTCCAGCCGGCGGTCTCGGAGAACACGGCGAAGGCGCACATGCAGCGTGTCCTGACCAAGCTCGGCGCCAACAATGCCCCGCACGCCGTCTTCCTCGCCTGCCAGGCCGGGTTGCTCGATGGCCAGCGCCGGCGGCACGGCGACCACGCCGGGTACGAGGCGCATCGCCGCCGGGGCGAGGACCCCTGCGAGGCGTGTCGGGCCGGGGAGCGGGAGCACCGCAGCCGCTACAAGGCCCGCCAGGCGCCACAGAACGCCGCCTGAGGAGCTCTCAGGGGTCCGGTGCCCCTCGCGGCGCCGGAGCCCGCCATGCAGCCTCACAGAGGCGCACAGAGCCTTTCCCCCCAACCTGACATCACGGAGACCCAGATGACCGACTGCCCCTTCTGCGAGATCGTCGCCGGCCGTGCGCCCGCCACGATCATCCGCGACTGGCCCCAGGCGATCGCCATCGTCCCCCTCAACCCCGTCGTCGAGGGCCACCTGCTGGTCATCCCCAAACGGCACGTCGATGACTTCACCACCAGCGCCTACACCTCGGCCGTCACCATGCACTACGCCGCCGAACTTGCACGAGATAGCGGCCCCATGAACCTGATCACCAGCAAGGGCCGGCCCGCGACGCAGTCCGTGTTCCACCTCCACCTGCACCTCGTGCCCCGCGCCGAGAACGACGGACTCGCCCTGCCCTGGTACAGCGGGCGCACCCGCCGAGCCCAGCCGTGACTGCCGACCTCGAGCTGTGGCGGGACGGCTGGGACGCCGAGCCCGACACCGCCGACCCGCCACCCGACCGCCGCGGCAACCCCTACGCCAACGTGCACGACGACGAACCGGACGCCTACCGCAACATCCACACGATCAAGCCCGCCAAGGAGTACCTGTGACCCCCATCGACGAACTCCACGCCGCAGCCGAGAAGCTCAAGTCCCGCGTCAAGGACGCCAGCCCCGGCCCCTGGGACTCCATGGCCCACACCCACATGGAAGACGGCTGCCGTTGCTTGTCCTGCTGGGAGGCCAGCGGCTGGGTCTTCACCCACACCAAGACCTGCGACGAAACCGAACTCGCCCAACGCAATCGCGAGGCTGCCGACTGCAACGTCGACGTCATGTCGTTCGAGGACGCCGAGTACGCGATCACCGTCCACCCCGGCGTCGGGGCCGCGCTCGCCGAACTCCTTGCCGCTGCGACCCGCCTCGCCGCCGCCTACCCGGAGATGGCCCACGACCACGACCGGCCCGCCTGCGACGACTACGCCTGTGACGTCATGGGCGCCGCCCTCGCCGTGGCCCGGGCAATCCTCGGGAGCCAGCCGTGACCCCCGACCAGCCCGAAGCCCGCCGCCGAGCGCTCGCCTTCAACGCCGTCGGCCCCGCCATCAACCAGGCTGGCTACTGGCTCCCGCTCTCCGCCCGCCGGGCTGTTGCCGACGCCGTCCTCGACGCGGTAGCCGGCGAACTCGACGCCGACCAGCGGCGAGCGGTCCGCATCCAGACCCTCCTCGACGACACCCGCGACCGGATCCGCAAGCTGCACCGGCCCGTCGAACGCGCGGGCCGTGTCGTCTGCGCCGAGTGCTCCGCCTACCTCGGAGAGCCCGCAGACCGGCCCGCACCCTGCCCGACGATCAGCGCCCTCGAACCCACCGCCTGAGACCCGCCCGCGTCACCCGCACAAGGAGCCAGCCGTGAACGACGTTATCAGCGCCTGCGAGATCTGCCGGAAGCCGTCCACCGTCCGCGTCCACGCTGGCTGCGAGGCACGCCTTGACGAAGGCCTGGCCGCACTGCCGTCCCTGTACCGCGCGCTAGAGCAGCACCTCGCCCCCGGCCGCCGCGGGGAGAGTGGTCGGTCCGGTAGTCGTACCGCCCCGTTGCCGGTCAACGAACGAGTGCTGGACCTCCGGGCCCGCGGCGGCATCGAGGGCGTCGTCACCACCTGGGAACGCGACGCTCGCGAGACTCTCGGATGGGAGCAGGCCCCGTTCCGCGGCGACGTACAGCAGACCGTCGATGGAGCCGTCGCCTTCCTCCGGGCTCAGGTGCCGTGGTTCTGCGACGCACACCCTGCCGTGTTCGAACTCGCCCAGGACATACGCCGACTGAAGGCCGAATGCGACGCCATCATCGGTGGCGAGAAGCCGGCCAGGCGGATCCCCGTCCAGTGCGGCTGCGGCACCGTCCTCAAGGTCACCCTCGACACCCCGGGGGCGCGGTGCCCCGGCTGCGAGCAGCAGTACGGGCACGCGGAAGTGCTGCGGCTGCCCATGGCGGAGCGGTCCGCGGCCTGAGGTCACAACCCGGCAACACCCGTCGCACAGCAACACCCTGTCGGGCCAAGCTGCCGACCCATGAACCGCAACGCCCTGACCGTGGCCATCGCTGGCGCCGCGCTCCTCCTTGCCAGCTGCAGCAGCCAACCCACCTACGACGAGTCCGTCCAGCAGTGTGTCAAGGCCCTCAAGGCCCGCCACCTGGACGACAAAACGAAGCCCAAGCCGTGCGAGCCGCTCAAGGAGGAGGACTACACGCTCCTCATCATGAGCAAGTCGATGGACGACCTCGGGTGGACTGACAAGGATGGGAACTTCGACCGGAACAAAATGCTCCAGTCCACGCCCAGCCCGTGACATGACAGCGCCCCCGGCCTCAACCCGAGGCCGGGGGCTGTCGTGCGTCTGGGGTCAGGCCGGACGCGGCCAGGCTGCCGACTCGTCGCGCTCGACGTGGTAGGACACGGCGAACATGTCCGCGGCCATCCGTGTGTGGTTCACCTCGACCACGCGATCTCCGACTCTGGACTCCCGGGTTACGACGAGCACCCAGATACTGGAGCTGATCTTCAGCCGTAGCTGCTCCTCGTCGTTTGCGGGCCTTGCCCTTATCGACTCGCGCCACTCGATCGGCGCACCGAAGTACTCCTCGATCCGGTCGTAGATGCCGCCCGGTCCGGTGCCAGCAGCGCCGAGGATCGGCAACTCGCCCACAAGGGACATCGGCAGGTACGAGGTAGCCAGCTGGTGCGGGAAGTCGGCGTCCGGCGGTCCGACTGCACGGTCGCGGATCATGACGTGTTCACCGCGCGGCACACCGAGGGCGTCGGCGATCTCGTCGGGAGGCACTCCCACCGCCTGGGAGCCAGCGCCGATACCGCGCCAGTCCTGGGCGTTGCGGTCGAAGAAGTAGCCGATCTCGTCTCGGTACGCGATGCGATCTCGGACTACGGCAGGTGGCCCGAGGCGCGGACGAATGAAGGTGCCGCGCCGGCCTTCCGAGTAGAGCAGGCCTGCGGCGACCAGGTGCTGGATGGCCTTGTTGGCGGTCTGGCGTGACACGCCGTACTCGTCTTTGAGTCTGTCGATGCCGGGGATGGGATCGCCGATGGGCCAGCGACCCGCCTCGACGTCGCGTCGGATCGCGTCTGCTACGTCCATGTAGGTGGCTGGCGCCATGGGCCTCTCCTCTCGCTCCAAGATGTCTCCCGCCTATCCTATACAAGCGACCCCTGAATGGGATAGCCTCTGAATGTGCCCAACGCAAACGGCCCTGACCAGGTCTTGCACACCTGGTCAGGGCCTTGCGAACCCCTACCTGTGCCCAGGAGGATCCGCATGTTGCACAACACTATCCTGACCAGCGCTTCCCTGTACGAACAGGGCGCGCCCACCCCGGTCCGGCGTCTCGTCGCCGTTGACTCGGATCCGTCGATGGATGAGGCCCTGGCCCGCGTCCGCCGGATCGAGGCCCTCGACGAGGACACCCGCCGCGCCGCCTCCTACGTCCGTGCCGCCCGTCCGGCGGTGGCGTCGTGAGCGCACCGCAGCCGGCCCAGTCGCAGCCTCAGACCACGCAGCAGCAGTGCCTCGCCGAGTACCAGGCCGCCCAGGCCCAGCGCGCCGAGTCCGCCGGCGCCCAGCGTGACCAGCTCGGCTCCGCCATCGGCGCCCCCCTCCACACCCACCGCTAGACCCCACCTCTCCCGGCACGACCAACCGAGGAGCACAGCCATGCCCGAAACCGCTGACTGGCAGGCCATCGGCACCCGCCTGTCCGCCGAGATCAACACCCTGCACGCCAGCGTCGACCAGCTGCTCGCCAGCGGGGTCGAGAACGCCCGCCTGGACGACGAGGCGCTTGAGGCCTCCATGACCGCCAGTGGCATCACGCGGCTGCTGCTCGACCTCGAGCGCTACGCCGCGACCCGCCAGTCCACCACCCACCAGCCCGCCTGACCATCGGAAGGAACCACCGCCATGTCCAACGTCAGCAGCCTCGACGCCCGCCGCCGCTCGACGACCGTCGAGGACGCCATCACCTCCCGGCACGCCGCGGTCATCGCCGACTACCTCCAGGCCAAGCTCGACCGGAACGCCGGCCGCATGGTCGAGATCCGGGCCGAGGCCGCCGGCATCGACGCCACGTACCCGGGCTTCCCGTCCCTCGTCGCCCAGCTCGACGCCCTCCGCAGCAGCCAGGCCGCCTGATGGGCAGCGTGTGGCGGGACTCCCGCAGCATCGCCGACCTCGGCCAGAACATGGCCTTATGGCTCGAGGGCCGTGGGCCGGCGTGGCCCGGCTACGGTGCCGACTTCGGCTACGAGGAAGAGGCTGACGTCCGCCACCTCGTTCCCGTCCTGGCCGCCGCGAACCGGGCCGGGTTCGTCACCACCTGCTCGCAGCCCGGCTACGACCACGGCGGCACCCGGCAGCGGGCGTGGGTCGAGGGCATCGTCCACGACCGAAGCCCCCTCCTCGGACGCCTCCTCGGCCTGGAACGGATGGGATTCACCGTCATCCGTGGCAGCCGTACCCCGCAGCTGGTGCTCACCGAAGAGGACGGACACCCGTTCACCACCCTCGGCTACCGGGTCCGCCGCGACTGGAAGGCCCGCGAGTGGCACGGCGTCGGCCGGCACGCACTCCGGGAACTCCGCCAGCACGGCGTCACGCTGCACCTGATCGACATGGCCTGGGGCCGCGACGACCGACTGTGGCCCGCCCTCGCCAACGCGATCCGCTAGGAGTCCCCATGTCCAAGCTTGGCAAGAAGGTGTCCGGCCGTCTCAACAATGCCTCGGGAGTACTGGCCAAGGCCGGTGCCCGCCACGGACGGGCCGGGTTGGCCGCAGCCAACGCCGTGTCCTCCATCCTCCTCGGCCGGTACGTCGAACTGTGCGACGACGGCGTCGACTGCGCCGACCCGAACCACGAGCACGTCGACCTCCTCCTTCGCGACTGACCGGTTGCCCGATCCGCCCGACAGGTGCGGGCGGTGAGGGGAGCCCGGGACAGCCCCGGCCCAGGGAGGGACACCGTGAGTGACAAGGAACCGCAGGAGATCGTCGACGGCACGGGCCGCAAGTGGACCCGCAACGAAGACCCGTCCTACAAGGTCTACTACGAAACGCGCGGGGAGCCGCGCCTCGCAACGTTCGACCACATCAAGCGCACGTTCGGGATCCGAGAGACGCGCTGACCTGTAGCCCTCGCCTCAGGTCCCGCACCTGAGGCCTGGAGATCCGGCCAGCACCACCCCACCATCCACCCCGCATGAAGGGCAGCTTTGCCATGGGCTACTCCATCTCGCACGGCGGCACCCGATACGGCTACTCGGCCACCAGCCTCAGCCGGCTCGGCGACAAGCTGCGGAAGAGCCGCAACACCGACTGGCCCACCCTCGAACCGATCCTCGGCAGCCGACCCGGCGACCCCTTCGACATCCACCCCCAGCAGGCCCAGCGCATCGGCCAGGCCCTCCACCAGGCCGCCGGCTCCCTCAAGATCTGGGACCGGAACTGGGCCGCCATGGCCCGGCAGATCGCCGACTCCGCCCTGCTGGCCGCCCGCCTCGGTGAGCCCTGGCGGTGGTCATGAACTCCCTGACCGCCGCGATGGGTATCGCCCGCGGCCTCCTTGCCTTCATCGGAGTGATGACCGTCCTCGGCGCCGAATGGTCGACCCGGAACTGCGTGGTCATGGGGGTCGCCCTCGTAGTGGCCATCGCGCTCAGCGCTGGTGCCGACGGCCACCGCCTTACCCCCCGCCGCATCCCGCGGCCCACCCGTTACGACACCGCCGCCTAACCCCCACACCACACGAAGGGATCACGACCGTGAGCAGCAGCTGGCGCGAGGAGATGCGGGCGGACAGGGCAGCCGAGTCCGCTGAACGCCGCATGGACAACGAGGCTGCCCTCGACCGGCGACTGAAGGCGGAGGAAGCCCGCAGCAGGCGGGCCCGCGAAGAGCGAGCCCACCACGAGGCCGAGAAGCGCCGCAAGAAGCGGGAGCGGAAGGCCGCATGGAAGGCGCGCGTCGACTGGGTCGCCGTGAACACCGACCTGGCTGCCGCGCTCACCGTGATGGTCGCCGGCATGGTCCCGGCGTTCTACTTCCAGCTCGACGCCCTCATGGGCGCCGGGGTGTTCACAGGCCTGGCTGCCCTGCTGGCGTTCATGCTCGAGGCCGGAGCGTGGGCCGCCACCGCTGGCGAGGTCAAGGCAATGAAGGCTGGCCGAGCGATCTGGCCGTACCGGACCGCGATCTGGTCGTTCACCACCGCCGCGGCATCCATCAACTTCGCGCACGGCATGGAGACCGCCTGGTGGCTTGGCGCCATCCTCGCCGCCTCCTCCGTCGTCCCCGTCGCCTTGTTCCACATGGTGATGGCCGGCCGACACGCGGCCAAGCCGAAGCCCGACGCTCAGGCGAAGGCCCGCGCCAAGCACGAGAAGAACCGGCGCCGCCACCACAAGAGCGTCGTGCAGTTGGCGGAGCGCCTCGTGTCCGCAGCACCGTTCGGGGAGCTCGTTTTCGAGGACGCGTTCACGACCGCCTGGGAGATCCAGCACGGCACCCGGGAGCACGGTCTGATGCCCGCTCTCCATGCCAAGCGGCACGCCTCCCGGAAGGCCTACGCCGATGCACTCGATACGGCGAACGGCTCCCCGGTCAGCATCCGCGGACGTCTCCTCGAGGTACTCCACCAGCCCCCGCAGACAGCCCCCGTCGAGCCTGTAAAGCCCCAGCGTGTCACCCAAATCCCCCCCTCCACGGAAGGGGCCTCCAAGGCGCCTCGCAAGCGCCCTGTCCCGCCCGTCCGGAGGAAGGGTGACAGCGTCCCCTTCCACCCCGTCGTCGGCGCCGTCGCAGCCGAGACCGCCCGCCGCTCCGTGACCGCCACGGTCAACGGCCACCACCACTGAACCCGAGAGGAGACCGACCGTGTCGACCGCATCCGCGCACCCGCACCTGACCGTCGTACCGCCCGTACCGACCGAGCCGCCGGCCCCTCTCGAGGGTGTGGTCGTCGAGAAGTCCACGGCCGTAGAGAAGGCCGCGCAGCCGTCCCGGCTGGGGGCTGCGGTGAACCACGCGACGGGGCACCGCCTGTACCTGCCGACGGTCGGCCGCGGCTACCGGAACCTTGGCCGGCACTGGGTCGACCGGTACACCGACGACTTCCCGCACATGATCGAGACGGTGCGGCAGGAACTCCGCGAAGCCCCCGCCGACAAGAAGGGTGAACTGAAGCAGCTGAAGAAGGACCTGCGCGCCGAGTACCGCCAGCACCGGCTCACTCACCTCGGTCTGACTGGCGCTTGGACTCTAGCCGGCGGAACCGGCCTCGTCGTCGGTACTCTCACGGGCGGCCTGATGGTCGACTTGGCCGCCGCCCTTGGCGTCTACGTCGTCGGACTCTGCAACGGCATCAAGGGCGAGCCGCAGCAGCTTGCGGTCACGCTGCCTGTCCAGGCCTCAGCCGTCGGCGACATCGGCGCCTCGCAGCAGAGCGGCGCCGACGAACCCGAGCTCCGCCGCATCCTCGCGCAGCTTGGCTACCCCAACGTCACCATCGTCGGCGCCCTGAGCCGCGACGATGGCACCCGCACGGTCACCTTCGACCTCGGCGGCACCGGCACCGTCACCGAACTCCGCAAGAAGACCGAAGGCCTCGCTGCCGCCCTGGGGCGGGACCTGACCATGGTCGACGTCGACAAGGTGCCGGGCAACGCGGGACGCGCCACCCTCTGGACCGCCAGCACCGACCCCTTCGAGAAGCCGCGCCCCTCGCCGCTGCTTGAGCAGCACACACCCATCGACTCCTGGCGGGACGGAGTGCCCGTCGCCTACGGCAAGCGCGGCAATACCATCAGGCTGCCGATCACCAACCAGAACTTCGTCATTGCAGGCCGGACCCGCTCAGGTAAGGGCGTCGGAGCATCGAACCTGTCCGTTGGGACAGCGATGGACCCCCTGGTCAACTTCCGGATCGTCGCCGGCAAGGAGAACGGCGAGTGGGACGCCTACGCCAAGTCAGGCGTGGCCGCGACCTACTTCAAGCCCAACCCCGAGCGGCTCCTGGCCCTCATCCAGGCGCTCATCGCGGACAAGAACCGGCGGGAGCGCGAGCTCGGCAAGCTGGGTAAGTCCAAGCTGATCCCCGACCTTCGCGCCAGGCTCGGAGGCATGGAGCTCCTCATCATCGATGAACTCGCCACGTTCACCCGGCCTGGCAAGCCGCTCCGAGACGAGATCCTCGAGGCGCTCATCGAGTACTCCGCCGTGGCGGCTGCCGCAGGGGAACTCGGGGTCCTCATCACCCAGTACCCCGAGGTAGACGTCGTTCCGCAGGCGCTCAGCATGAACTGCGGCGGCAAGTGGGCCATGCTCGTCGAGAACGCAACCCAGTCCAACGCGATCCTCGGAGCAGGCCAGGCCAGCGCGGGGCGGGACGCCAGCAAGTTCGACCCTCCCCGGCCCGGCCTTGGGTGGCTGGTCAACCCGTTCGCAGGCATCACTGACCTGGCTCGCTCCTATGACCTCGACGAGGACGAGCGCGGCGAGATCACCATGCTCCTCGGGCGTGCCGCCGGATTCCGACAGGCGGCGGGCCGTCTGACCGGTCAGTGGGAAGACCCGATCGAGCAGCACCTGCTCAAGGCGACAGGCCTGTCGTCGGCAGCCGGCGGCCCGAAGAACGACGGGGTGCCCGGTCGGTCTGTCGCTCAGCTAACGGGCGAGCAGCGACTCCAGCTCGACGCTGTCCGCGGGGCTCTGGCCGCGATGGACCAGCTCGGACGGGATGCGGCGACTCTCGCCGAGATGGCGGAAAGGATCGGCGACGGCATGACCCCGGAGAAGCTCAGTGCCCTCCTTCGCGGCGCGGGGGCCGGTGGTACGGACAAGGTCAAAATCGGCGACCGGTGGGCCAACGGCTACAAGCGGGCCGACATCGAGGGTGCTCAGGAGTTCCTGAGCGGGTCCTGACCCCGGAATCAGTGCCGTTTTGCCCGGAACGCCCCCCGGAATGAGGGCGGAAACACCCCGGAAAACCCCAGGAACGGGCGGTAGGCCTTCCGCCGCCCTTCCGAGGGACAAACCACCGCAAACCCTGACCGTTTCCGGCCCCCATACCGGCACAAACCAACCACGAAGGAGAACCGTGACCGCGTTCGACCCCATCCGCTTCGCCAAGCTCGTCGCCGACTACCAGGCCAACGTCGAACCGCACTACCTCGCTGGCCGCAAGGCCCAAGGCGACGCCGCTGCAGCCGCCCTCATCAAACGCTGGCCCCACGCCGAAGTCGCCGAACTCGTCCGCGCCTACAAGCTCGCCCTCGGCTAGCCCACCACCCCACCCACCGAAGGAGAACCGTCATGAGCAACAGCAAGTATGGCAACTGGACCTGCTCCGGACGCTCGTGGGACACCCGACGCCGTGGCGACATCGCCGACTTCGACCGCTGGTTCAAGAAGGGCCGCAAGGTCTGGGTCGTCAACGAACACGAGACCCGCATCGCCGGACAGTTCGAAGCCCACACCTGCAGCCTCCGCACCGCGACCGGCGGAGGACTGTTCAACAGCGAAGGCAAGTCCCTGCTGATGACCTACGGCCAGGCCTTCGAGACCCAGCCCCACGGACTCCGCGACCTCGCCAGCCCGGAACCCGACTGCCGCGACGAAGGCCTCTACGGGATCCGCCGCGGCGAGCAGTACCGAGGCGCCATCCACCGCGACGACATCAAGCAGATGGAGTACCTCGCCGACGAGGCCGAAGAACGGACCAAGGCCGACAAGAAGTCCGGCGCCCGCAAGGGGTGGTGGTGATGGCTGAGATGACCGACGAGCAGTGGATCAAGCAGAACTCCCGGCTCGCCCGTGAGGCCTGCATCCGCCGCGGCCTGTGCTGGCAGTGCAACGGTCAGGGCGGCAACTACTGGGCCTTCGGCGGTGAGCGCGGGTTCGCAAAGTGCCCCGAGTGCAAGGGCGACGGAAAGGCCCGCCTGCGATGACCGCCACCCGCACGGCCGCCGCCCCCACCAGGGCGGCGGCACGGCCGCTGACCCTCGACGAGAAGCTCGCCCTGGCCGGGCTGACCATGGATGAGCGACTCGGTGGCGCTGGCCTCGCATTCGACGTGAACACCGCCAGCACCCCTATCCCCGACGTCGAGATCGGCCCGCCGATCCTCGTCGCCGACGACCAGCCAATCGCTCGACTCCTCGAGCGGGCCGCCCGCCGACTCACCACCGCACGCTGGAGCCGACACGCCGCCGTCGACAGCACTGGCGCCATCTGCCCGCTGCACGCCATCCACCTCGAAGCCGGCAACGACCGGCAGGAAGGGGAGGCGCGGACGCTGCTCCTGCAAGCCATCCGGGCCGAGGACCGGACCGTCGTCAGCATCCCGCACTGGAACTCCCGGCAGAGCGGGCCCGCAGCGCCGATCCGGATGCTGCAGGCCGCCGCGCGACTCGCCTGACCTGCCGCCCGACAAGCCCCCACAACCGAAGGAGAAGACGATGTTCCAGGCAGGGCAGAGAGTGCTGATCGTGAGCTGCGAGGACGACTCGCGGGCAGTCGGGAGGGTCGGTCGGATAGTCGACGAGGTCCCACCCGGACCGCTCACCGAAGGCCGCTGGACGGTCGACCAGATCAGCATCTGGATCGCGCCCGTCCTCTGCCATGGTCACGAACTCCGGCCCGTCTGACAGACCCCACTGCCACACTCAACCCAAACCAAGGAGACGCGCATGACCCAGCAGACCACCACCGACCCGACCACCGAACCCGAAGAGATGGGCGAGGACTGGCCCTGCGGCGAGGGCATGTGCCAGTGCAGCTGCTGGAGGGCCCACGCCTGCGGATGCGACTGCCCGCACGACGACGAGTGCGAGTGCTCCGACTGCGACCACGAACTGAACTGACCTACTGCTCGACCAGGCCCTCGCCGACCGCGGGGGCCTTCGTCGTGGGTACCGCCCGAGCGATCCAGCGGGAACCGCCAACCTGGGCCGGCTCGAGCGTGACGGTCACCTTGACGCCGTGCTGCTGGAGCAGCCCGAGCAAGGCCAGACCCTCCGCGCACTCCTGCGCCGTATCGGCCGCGATACCGAAAGAGACCCCCATGCGGGCATCATGCCGCGCGCGGGGGTCTCGGTGTTGCTGGTTGGGGCGGGTTACACCGGATCGGGCGCCCAGTCATTGCGGTAGTCCGGGTGGGCCGTGTACGAGGAAGCCATCAACCGCATCTGCAGATCCGCACGGCGCCCAGCCCGGCCATCCACCCGCAGGTGCGAGTAGATGGTCTCCTCGAACAGTCGGATCATGGCCTCGGCTGCGGTCACCATCTCCTGCGCGTGGGCCGCTGCCTGCTCCGGCCGGATTTCCAACGAGCTGGCGTTACCGGCCAGCGCCCCCGCGATCAACCGGGCTCGCTCCCGGTCTTCATCGAGGCGGGCGCGGAGGAACTGCACCAAGTCATCCATGGCTCATTGTGGCTCGAACAAGCCTTCCTTGACGACAAGATCCGGCATATGTCACAGTGCCCTCAGCGAGATACTCGTGTGTCCGCATCCTCAAGCCCCCAGCCTCGCCGGGGGCTTTTCGCGTTTCTGGGGGTGGCATGGAACTGCACGAGCTGTACCCCGACGACCTCGTCTTCGAGAACGAAGCCACGGAAGCAACCGGGGTCCCCGGGACGGTCATCCGCCAGTGGGCACGCCGCGGCAAGATCCGCCGGTTCCAGGGTCGGCCCGGCGAGTACGCGGGCAACGGGCGCGAGCACAAGACGATGTACGCGCTTCCCGAGATCGCTGAGCGTGCCAAGACGTACCGGCCGATGCCTCAGAGGAACCCCAAGGCAGCCTGACCGACGAGGAGGTGCCCGATGTCGTTCCCTCCGGGCACGCCCACCGTCACGCTCGTCGGCACCATCCCGTCCGCCGTTGCCGGCACCGCCTACAGGGGCAAGATCGCCCTCAAGCCGTCCGCGTACCTCATCGACGCAGGGCGGAACGCGGTCTACCCCGGCGGCGGCAGCGTCGACCTGGCCAGCGACGGCACCTTCTCTGTTGTCCTGCTGCCCTGCGATGCGTCCGGGATCCAGCCGACGGGCTGGCGCTGGTTTGTCGACCTGCAGCCCACAGGCGGAAAGCGCGTCCAGTTCTACGCCAACATCACCGGCACCGGGACTGTGGACATCGCCGACCTCACCCCCATTCCGGCACCCAACGGCGGGCCCGGCAACGGCGGCGGCAGCGGTGCCGTCTCCTCGGTCAACGGCAAGATCGGCGCCGTAGTCCTGGACGCCGACGACGTTGACGCCGACCCGGAGGGCACCGCAGCTGCGGCCGTGGTAGTTCACGCTGCGGCAACCGACCCGCACGGCGACCGCGCCGCGGCAGCAGCGGCCCTGGCCTCACACGAGGCCGACACGACGGCCGTGCACGGCATCGCCAATACCGCGGCCCTGGTCGTCACCACCGACGCGCGGCTCTCGGACGCCCGCACTCCTACCGCGCACGCTGCCTCGCACGCTGCGGCCGGCTCGGACCCGGTGAGCCTGTCCCAGTCCCAGATTTCCGGCCTGGCCGCCTCCCTCGCCGCCCTGCTGGCGAAGGCCGGCGGCACCATGACCGGCGACCTCACCGTCGACGGTGCCAACTTGACTGTCACGCGGGCAGACGACACCGGCGCCTACCGGCTGCGCGTCACCGGCGGCGGCCTCGACTTCGAGATCGGCGGGCTCGACGTCTTCGTCTCCCACTGGCAGAACGCCGACTTCACGGGCGCCCAGTCCAACCTGATGCGCTGGGAAGCCGCCGGCCCCCACATGATCGGCCGCACCCAGTTCGGCACCTCCCCCTTCGACACCGTCCACGACATCGACGCCACCACCGGCGTCGCTGCGATCGGCGCGAAGAACGCCCTGGCCAACATCCGCTTCTGTGGGCGCCGTGCCAGCACGGGTGCGCCCACCAGCGGCACGTGGGCTGCCGGCGACACCGTGCAGGACTCGGCGGGCGCATTCTGGCTGTGCACCGCAGGCGGCACCCCCGGCACCTGGGTCGGCGGCGGCGCGGCCGATCCGTGGGTGTTCGACGTGACCGCCTCCGCCTACGGGGCATTGGGCAACGGCCAGGTCGTCAACGACGGGGCGATGACAGCCGCCTCGACGACGCTGACCAGCGCGACCGCCAACTTCCAGCCCAGCGACGTCGGCAAAGCCGTCTCGGTCAAGGGCGCCGCCATCACAGGCGTCACGACCCTGGTGACCACGATCAGCGCTCGCATCAGCGCCACCCAGGTCACGCTCGCCGCCCCAGCGGCAACGACCGTCACCAACGCTGTGGTCATCTGGGGCACCGACGACACCGCAGCCATCCAGGCTGCCGTGGACGCTGCCGAGGCCTACCTGGCCACGGGCAAGACATACGCCCAGGTGTACTTCCCCCCTCGGCCGTACATCGTTGCGGGCCCGCTGTCGGCGGCGAAGAGCGGCAACGGGCAGATCACCTTCGGACCTGTCTCGACGTCCGGGGTCAAGAAGATCCTGGAGTTCCGCGGCGAGGGCGACGGTGCGGCAGCGGTTCGGCACTGGGAGCAGGCCGTCCCGCAGTACGCGGGCTCCTGCCTGATCTCCCTCGGCGTGTACGCCTCGACGAGTGCCCAGATCACGTCGATCAACAACGATGGGAACCCAGGCGTCATCTCCGGGCCGAACGAAGGCTCCGGCTACGGCGTTGCCGCGGCCTTCAGCAACATGCAGGCCGTGATCAAGAACCTCGCCATTCTCACGGCCCACAGCGCCTACGGCCTCACCTACGGAGCCGCGAACCTCTGGGGCTGCGCCAACGCCCACGTGGAGAACGTGGGCTACGGCACCGCTGGGACCGTCGCGTCACCCAGCACCGACTACACCTCACCGGGCACCTTCGGGACCGGCCTGTCGGTCGGATTCCTCCTGCCAGCCCCCGGCAACAACGACCACGTGGTCGCGCGGAACGTCGGCTGCGGGGGTGGCTACACCTACGCGCTCTTCCTCACCGAACACGCCGTGGTCGAGCGCTACATGGCCCTCTACTCCTGGGCGGGCTTGTGCCCCGTCGGCTCCTACGCAGGCAGCGTCGGTTCCGTCCACGCCATGGACGTCATCTCGGCGAGCATCGAAGCCTGCATCAATGAGATCTACGTCGTCGGCGTCGGATCGGAAGGCGTCGGCCCCGCGATCTACGCCAACGTCTCCACCGAGTCGTCCACGCCCAACGTCTCGGGCAACTCGACTGCGGCCATGAACTCCGCACTGGGGCAGATCCGGCTTACGGGCCTCTTCACCGAGAGCGGTGTCAGCGTCTCCGCCCCGACGGGCATCGAGATCGTCAACGGCCAAGTGCCCAGGGCGATCAAGCGGAAGACCGGCGCGTTCACGTGCAGCCCGATCGACCGCACCCTCGTCTGCGACACCACTGCGGGCGGCGCGTTCACCGGCACCCTGCCGGCTGCCGACTTCAACCCCGTCGAGTACGTCTTCAAGAACGTCGGCGGGTCGAACCTAACCGTGGCCACGACGAGCAGCCAGCTCATCTACACGACCAGCGGCACCGGGGCCACCACGGCGACCGTCACCACCGGGCAGACGCTGCGGGTTCAGGCCCTCTACAACGGGACGGCTTGGGGCTGGTACGCGGTCTGAGCACGCGCGGTCGGCACTCGGCTACTCGCACGACAGATCACAGGAGGTGCCCGTGGACGACCTCCTGATGATCGTGCCCACGCGTGGCCGGCCCGACAGCGTCCCCGCCATCCTCGACTGCTGGCGACAGACCGGCGCAACCGCCGACCTGCTGTTCGCCGTCGATGACGACGACCCCATGCTGCCCGGCTACCGCGAGCACATGGAGACCATCAACGACCCGCACATCCGCTGGCGGATCGGGCCTCGCCTGCGGATGTGCGGCACTCTCAACGCCGCCGCCGTCGAAGAGGCCCCCCGCTACCGGTTCCTCGCCTTCATGGGTGATGACCACCGGCCGCGGACGCCCGGCTGGGACGAGCGCTTCCGGATCTGTATGTCCGGCGGCCCTGGCATCGTCTACGGCAACGACCTGCTGCAGGGCGAGATCATGGCCACCGCCGTAGCGATGACCAGCGACATCGTCACCACCCTCGGCTACATGGCGCCACCGGCCCTCATCCACCTGTGCCTCGACCTCGTCTGGATGGACTGGGGTCGCGGCATGGGCCGCATCACCTACCTCGGCGACGTGATCCTCGAGCACATGCACCCGGCCAACGGGAAAGCCGACATCGACGCCGGCTACATCGAGTGCAACAGCAGCGAGGTCTCCACCGCCGACGCCACCACCTACTACGACTACCGCGACAACGGCGGACTCGAAGCCGACCTCGCCAAGCTCCAGGCCCTCGTCCAGTACGCCGACTATCCGGCGCGACACGTCATGGGCATCGAGGAGACCACATGAGCATCGACACCGTCATCGAGGCCTGGAACATGGCCGACCCTGCTGCGATCCACCCGGCCCGCGGCATTAGCGAGGACGCCTATCGCGAGTCCGGACAGGTCCAGGCCGAGCTCCTCGCCACGGTCCTCCCCGCCGGTAGCCGCGTCGTCGACTTCGGCTGCGGAGACGGCCGCGTCGCCGTACCCCTGGCCGCCCTCGGCTACGACGTCACCGGCGCAGACGGCTCCCAGTCCATGCTCGACCGGCTCCACGAGAACACCCCAGACATGCCGGCCGTGCTCACGGACGGGACCGACCTGGCCCGTCAGCTGGGCAAGAAGGCCGACGCGGTCGTCTCCCTCGCCGTACTGATCCACCACACCTACGAGTCCGCCGAGCGAATCGTCGCCGGGCTCCGGGCCGCGGTCCGCGTCAACGGGCTTCTCGTCCTCGACTGGCCGACCAGCGACGACCCCCACGAGGGCGGCGGCTGGATCAGCGTCACCACCTGGAGCCGCACCCGGCAGGACGACATCTGCCGCCGGCTCGGCCTCAAGCGAGTCGATACCGACTTGCCCTGGCCCGTGTTCCGTGCGGTGAAGGCGGCCTGATGCGCGTACTCCTCACGGGGGCGGCTGGCTTCGTCGGCCGTCACCTGCACCAGGCCATGTACGACCGCGGTTGGATGGTCTCCGCGATCGACCTGACCGCCACACCGGCCGTGATTCGGCGCGACGCACTCGACCACTTCCGCACCAGCGACGTCCGCTTCGACCTCGCCATCCACTGCGCGGCCATTGTCGGGGGACGGGCCAGCATCGACGGCTCACCCCTCGGCGTCGGCACCAACCTCGCTCTGGATGCCTGGTACATGCGCTGGCTCGCCCGCAGCAAGACTCCGCGGGCGGTGTACTTCTCCAGCTCTGCCGCCTACCCGGTCGCGCTGCAGCAGCCCGGCCCCATGCGGCGCCTCGTCGAGGCCGACATCGACTACGAGCGGCCCGGCCGGCCCGACGCCACCTACGGTCTCGCCAAGCTGACTGGCGAGCAACTGTCCCAGTACGCCGAAGCGGCCGGCACCCGCATGACCGTCCTCCGCCCCTTCTCTGGCTACGGCAGCGACCAGGACGACAGCTACCCCTTCCCCGCCTTCATCCGGCGGGCCAAAGAGCAGCAGGACCCCTTTGAAATATGGGGCGACGGGAGCAGCACCCGCGACTGGATTCACATCGACGACCTCGTCGGCGCCACCCTCGCAGCCGTCGATCAAGACGTCCGCGGGCCGATCAACCTGGGTACTGGCAAGGCAACCTCGTTCGACGAGCTCGCCCAGCTGGTCACCGCCGAATACGGCTACCGACCTGACCTCAAGCACCTGCCGACCGCACCGCAGGGCGTTCATCATCGCGTGTGCGACCCCAGCCGGATGCTCGACTTCTACACGCCCACCGTCACCCTCGAAGAGGGCATACGGCGGGCACTCGCCGAATAGACCGAGGAGCCAGCGCCATGGCCGAACCGGAAGACCCGATCACTCAGCTCGCCGCTGCTGCGGCTCAACTCCACGAACTGTACGAGGCATACCGAAGCGCGGGCTTCTCTGAACAGCGCGCCTTCGAACTGACCAGGGCGATCCTCATGGCCGGCATGGGCCAGCAATGACCGCATGAGCGGCAACTGGAAGGGCTCGGACCGCAAGGCCCGGCTGCCGTCCGGCTGGTCAAAGATCCGGGCTCAGATCCTGGCACGGGATCCGATCTGCAAGATCTGCAACGTCAGGCCGTCCAGGTTCTGCGACCACATCCTGGCCAAGGTCGACGACCACAGCCAGGCTGGCCTGCAAGGCGTGTGCGGCCCATGCCACGACCAGAAGTCCAGTGCCGAGGGCAACGCCGCCCAGCGTGAGAACCCCCGGCCCGGTCGAACCCGCCCGCCCGAACAGCACCCTGGCCTGAGGTGAGACCGTGGCCCGCTACCTGATCACCCACCCCAAGGGGCAGCAGGGCGAGGACATCCTCGTCGAGGACCCCGACCTCACCCTCACCATCCAAGGCGACTGGGCTGTACTGGCCGACCCGCAAGGGCCATGTCTTGTACTGCCAGCACACGCAGGCGCGACCATCACACGCATCGACGACGAGCCCGAGGAGTGATCCACGTGGCACGCAAGCCCAACCCACGAGGTAACGCCGAGACGCTGCGCAGGTACTGGAGCACAGGCCAGGGCGCAGCCAAGATCCGATGGGGTACGCCAGGAGACTGGACCAGGTGCACGCGGCAGCTCCACCAGTACCTCGGGGCCAGGGCCAAGGGCTACTGCCAGCTCCTCCACATCCGGAACACGGGGGTCGGGACAGGCAGCAGGGCCAACCCTGGTAGGCGGAGCCGGTGAGGCCAGTGGAGTAGACCAGCAAGCGGATGATCTCTGTCGAGGTAGATCGTCAGCGAGGCTTAGTGATCACCTAATGGATCACTCGAAGATCCAATGGAGATCAACTAGGGCTGTTCCAAACGGGGTTGAAATAGGACATAGGAACACCCCTTAACGATCTTCTAAATCACCCTAAATTCGGACATAATTTCATGATCCTTACCCGGGGGTATGCCCCCCTAGGTGATCTTTTCCGGATCGGGGCCGTATAGCACCTGACTTTCCGCCCGGGTTTCCTAGGGCCCCCGGGACGGCCGCTTGACCAGCTCATTTGCCCTGCTGGCCTGCCCTGGAGGCGGGCCTCTCGCACCGAGACCCTGGAGGTCGACATGGGTGCACGTGGACCCATAGGTAAGCGCTCCGAGGAGCGCATGGGGCACCGCTCCAAGGAGGAGAAGGACTCCATCGTGAAGGCTCCGTCCGGTCCGCCGGCCGACCTTCCCGACCTGCCCAAGCCAGACGCCATGTGGCATCCGATCGCCACGGACTGGTACCTGTCCCTGCGCGAGTCGGGACAGGCCGCCTTCTATCAGCCGTCGGATTGGGCAATGGCCCGATACGCAGCGGAGCTCATGTCCCGCGGGCTGCAGTCCGACCGCCCGCCGAACGGCCAGTACGTGGCCGCCCTCAACTCCGTGATGTCGTCACTATTGACGACCGAGGGAGACCGGCGCCGTGCCAGGATCGAGCTGGAGCGCAGGAAGACGGTTGCCGCAGTGCCGGCCAGCGTGACGGCCATCGCCGACTACCGATCCTCGATCGGTGGTTGACGAGAACGTCCCCGAGGTCGTCGAGCCCTTCACGATCGGCCCCACCTGGAAGCGTGGCCCTGACGGCAAGTTCCTGCTCCCCGAGTACACACTTGGCTGGCAGGCCCTGGCTTGGACGGCCACCTACCTGCAGCACTACGTCGGTGCCCCGTGGCGGTACACCGCCGAGCAGGCCCGGCTGACCCTGTGGTGGTACGCGATGGACCCGGCGACGAACCGGTTCCTGTGGCGGGACGGCGTGATCCAACGGCTGAAGGGCTGGGGTAAGGACCCGCTGATCGCAACGTGGTCGGCGTTCGAGTTCGTCGGCCCGTGCAGGTTCGGGCAGGTCGCCGACGAGGGCAACGAATGGGGTGTTCCACCGGGGCAACCGCTCGGACGTCAACACCCCGCGGCGTGGGTGCAGATCGCCGCGGTGTCGCAGGACCAGACGCGCAACACCATGACGCTCTTCCCGTCGATCCTGACGAAGCGGGCGATCGAGGAGTACCGCATCGACCTCGGCAAGGAGATCATCTACGCCGACAAGGGACGGGCCCGCATTGAGGCGGTCACCTCCTCGCCGCGGGCATTGGAGGGCGGGCGGCCAACCGCGGTCAACCTGGGAGAGACCCACCACTGGCTGGAGTCCAACCAGGGCCACGAGATGGCGGCCGTGATCGAACGCAACGCCACCAAGTCGGCGGACGGGCAGTCCCGGACGCTCGCGAACACCAACGCCTACGAACCCGGCGAGGACTCGGTGGCCGAACGGACCCGCGAGGCTTTCGAGTCCGCCGAAGCGGGCCGGGCTGCCGACGTCGGCCTTTTCTACGACAGCCTCGAGGCGCCGGCCGAGGCGAAGCTGTCCGAGGAGTGGATCGAGCCCACTCTCCGAGCGGTCCGTGGGGATTCGACCTGGCTGGACATCGAGCGGCTGAAGGCGTCGATCCTTGACGTCCGCAACCCGCCGTCCCGCAGTCGCCGGTTCTGGTTCAACCAGATCACGGCCTCCGAGGACGCCTACCTGGCGCCCTACGAGTGGAACGCCTGCCCCCACGAGGGCATTGAGCTGCAGGCCGGAGACGAGATCGTCATGTTCTTCGACGGTTCCAAGTCGGACGACGCGACCGGCCTCGTCGCTTGCCGCCTGTCCGACGGCCACCTGCACACCCTGGGCGTCTGGCAGCGGCCAGCGAACTGGCCGGACGGGGTTCCGTGGCGGGTGCCGCGCGAGGAGGTCGATGGCGTTGTGGACCTGACCTTTGCGACCTACAAGCCGCTCGCGTTCTTCGCCGACCCGGGCTCGGGCTTCGATGAGGCGGACGGCGAGAGGTACTGGGACGGTTTCATCGACGCCTGGGCCCAGCGGTACGGGAAGCGGCTCAAGCTGAAGGCGGTCGCCTCCGGGCACGGCCAGCACGCCGTCATGTGGGACATGCGCGACCGGCGGCGCCAGCAGACCTTCACGGAGGCCGTGGACCGCTTCTACCGCGACGTCCTGGAGCGTCAGCTGACCCATGACGGGCACAAGGTGCTGCGCCAGCACATCGCGAACGCACGTCGCAGGACGAACGCCTGGGGCTACACGGTCGGCAAGGAGCATCGGGAGTCGGCGCGCAAGGTCGACCTCGCGGTGTGCGCGATCGGCGCGCGGATGCTCCGCCGGATGGTCATGAACTCGGCTGCTTGGACGAAGCGCTCGACGGCGCGCGGTAAGGGACGGGTGGTGGTGCTGCGGTGACGACCCCCGACCTTCCACTGCTGGCCCTGTCGGAGGACGAGAAGGGCATCCTGAACCTTCTGCGAGCCGATCTGGGAGCCCAGAGGTACCAGCTCGACTTGCTGGACGCCTACTTCAATGGGGAGCAGGTCATCCGGGACCTCGGGATTTCGATCCCGCCGCAGCTGAAGAACCTGCACACGGTGATCGGCTGGCCGAGGATCGGAGTGGAGGCCCTTGAGCAGCGCCTGGACCTGGAGGCGTTCCGCTGGGCGGACGGCTCAGATGCTTTTGACCTGGCGGAGATCGCCGAGGCTAACGACATCTTCGACGAGGCGTCCCTCGCCCACCTTGACGCCCTGACCTACGGACGCGAGTACGTGACGGTCGGCTCCGGTGATGACGAGGATCTGCCTCCGATCATCAGCTTCGAGTCCCCGCTCGACATGACCCTGCACTGGGACGCGCGTGTCAGGATCCCGCTGTACGCGCTGCGCGAGTGCCAAGGATCGCCCGAGTACGGACTCGCCCCCGACGACCGGCTGGTCACGCTCTACCTCCCGGATCAGACCGTCTACGCGGTTCAGGGAAATGGCGACTGGGAGGTTCTCGACCGGGACATCCACAACCTCGGCATGGTGCCGGTGCTGCGGATGGCGAACCGACAGCGGACCGCGGACCGGGTGGGCAAGTCTGAGATCACCCCCGAGGTCATGTCCATCACCGACGCGGCTTGCCGGCGTCTGATGGGCATCGAGGTCGCCGCGGAGTTCTTCGGGGCGCCCCAGCGCTACATCCTCGGTGCGTCGGAGTCCGCGTTCCAGGACGCAGAAGGCAACGCGAAGAGCGCCTGGGAGACGTACATCGGCCGCGTGCTGGCCTTGGAGCGGGACGAGGACGGCAACGTGCCGACGGTCGGCGCGTTCACGGCCCACGATCCATCCGGACAGACGAAGATCATCGACCTGTACGCGCGGATCATGGCGACCCAGCTCGGGCTGCCGCCGCACATGCTCGGCTACACCAGTGACAACCCGGCAAGCGCGGACGCGATCCGCTCAAGCGAGGCCATGCTGGTCAAGAAGGCCGAGCGGCGGATCCGGCGCTTCTCCGCGACGTACCGGGACATGATGCGGCTGGCGCTGTGGTTCCGTGACGGAGAGCCGCCGGAGAAGTCCCGGCGCATCGAGACGGTCTGGCGCAATCCGGCAACGCCCACCCTCGCCGCCCAGACTGATGCCGCGGTGAAGATGGTCCAGGCGGGCATCCTGCCGCCCGACTCCGACGTCGCCCTCGAGATGGCCGGCCTGTCCGAGGACCAGCGACGCCGGGTAACGGTGGAGCGGCGTCGGGCCGCCGGTAGTGCCGCGGTGAGCGAGCTGCTCAACCGGCTGACGCAACTGGGCAACGAAACTCCGGTACCGACCGCCTCGGAGGTGTCCGGTGGCGACAGCGGTCTCGGATGACGCCGACGGGGTACGCCGGCTGAGGGCCGCGCAGGTCGGGGTGACCCGATTGCTGGTTCGGGACATGCGTGGACTGCGGCGGCTGATCATCCCGTCCCGGCTGGACCAGTCGGTTCCCGACTGGATGGCCGCAGTGCGCATCCTTGTCGGCCAGTACGGCGCGGCGTCGGCGAGCCTGGCCGCGGACTACTACGACGCAGAACGGGTCGCGGCCCGCGTGACCGGAAGGTTCACCGTTCCGCTCCTGGACCCCCCGCCGGATGCGCAGGTCGACTCCAGTCTGCGCTGGGCGACCAAAGACGTCTGGGAACGTGATCCCGAGGATCCGGCTACGACCCCGGCCCAGAGGGAACCGCTCGAAGTGCGGCTCGACCAAGCGGAGAAGAAGGCCGAGGCGGTCGCGCAGAAGCTGGTGACCGACCAGGGTCGCGGCACCGTGCAGGAGGCGGTCCGCCAGGACCGGCAGGCCACCGCCTGGGCTCGTTCGGCGGCTCTGGGCGCCTGCGCGTTCTGCAAGCTGCTCGCATCCCGCGGGGCTGTCTACAAGCAGGACACCGCCGGCTTCCGGTCCCACGACGGCTGTCATTGCGGCGTGGTTCCGGTGTTCAAGGGGCAGCGGTTCGAGCTGTCCGACCACGCGCGCGAGTGGGAGCGGATCTACCGCGACTACGCCGCGCCATATCCAGGTGATCAGCTGCGCCGGTTCCGGCGCGCTCTCGCCGACAACGGGCACCTGCCCGTCCTGTAATCCCTGGCTGCCCTGGAGGTGGCCTTTCTCAGCCCCTGGAGGGCCGTTTCACCATGCCTGAAGAGACCCAGACCGAGCAGGTCGAAGAGCAGCAGCAGGAGACCGAAGCCGCCCCGGAGGCGGACACCTCCGAAGAGGAGCCCTTCGACCGTAAGCGGGCCGAGGCCGCGCTGCGGAAGAAGAACTCCGAGGCGGAGAACCTGCGTAAGCGGCTGCGCGAGCTGGAGCCCCTCGCCGCGAAGGCGAAAGAGCTCGAGGACGCGCAGAAGACGGAGGCTGAACGGCTCGGCGAGCAGCTCACCGCACAGCGCGAGCGCGCTGAGAAGGCGGTGCGCGCTGCGGTGGCCTCGAAGGTGGAGGCGCTGGCAGCCAAGCAGTTCGCGGATCCCGAGGACGCGGTCGGGGCGCTTGACCTCACCGCCTACGTGGATGCGGACGGCGTCATCGACACCGACCAGATCCGGGCCGACCTCAGCGAGCTGCTGAAGCGCAAGCCGCACTGGGCCCTGCCCGACGACAGCGGCCCCCGCCGTCCCGCTCCCGACCGTACCCAGGGCTCCTCAGGCAACGGCGCACGTACCCCCACCAGCCCCGGCGACGAGTTCGCCGGGTTCATGCAAAGGGCCCTCAAGGGCCGCTGAGAGAGGTAGCCCAAGATGGCACACACCAATCCGATCAAGCTGTCGGACGTCGACAGCACCTTCCTGCCGAAGACCCTCGTCGGACCGATCTTCGCGAAGTCCGTCGAACAGTCCGCGGTCATGTCGCTGGCCAAGCGCGTCCCGCTCGCCATGACGGCCAACACCGCGGTTCCGGTGCCGCTGGACGTGCCCACGGCCGACTGGGTCGAGCAGGCCGGCCGCAAGCCGCTGTCGTCCGGCGGAGTCAGCATCAAGCAGATGACCGGCAAGAAGATCGCCGTCCTCATCCCCGTCGCGATGGAGGTCGCGGACAGCAACGCGGCCGGCCTGTGGACCCAGCTCCAGCAGGACCTGCCGACCGCGTTCGCCCGCGCCTTCGACCGCGCGACCGTCCACGGCAAGACCATGAAGGGCGCCACCGGCCCCTTCGCCGACTACCTGGCCGCGACCACCAAGTCGGTCACCATCGGCACGGCCTCCCAGGCCACGGGCGGTATCTACAAGGACATCGTCAACGGCATGAAGGAGGTCATCGACGACGACTGGGACTACACCGGCTCGGTCCTGGACCACCGGATGAAGCCGTCCCTGCTCGGCGCGACCGACACCACCGGCCGCCCCATCTTCGTCGACACCACCGTCCCCGGGACCGGCGCCGCGCTCGCGGGCACCCTCGTCGGCGAACCCGTCGCCTACTCCCGGGCCGTCTCCGGCAAGCTGCGCCGCCAGTCGAGCACCGTCGACACCGGCCTGCGAGGCATCGGCGGCGACTGGTCCCAGGCCGCATACGGCGTCGGCATGGACATCACCGTCAAGATCAGCCGCGAGGCGACGTACATCGACGAGGACGGCGGCGTCCACTCCGCGTTCCAGGAGAACCTCGTGCTGCTGCTCGCGGAGGCCTACTACGGCTTCGTCCTCGGCGATGTCGAGGCCTTCGTGAAGTACCTGGCCGCGGGCGGCTCGTCCTGATGCCGGGCGTGGAGGGTGGCCGGGCGCCGATGCGGATCGTCGCCCGGCTGCACGGCTACCCGCCGCGCCACAATGCCGGAGCCGAGTGGATGGCCCATTCCATGCTGCGGGCCCTCGTCGAGCGAGGGCACGACGTATCGGTCTGGCTGTCCCGGTACACCGCGGACAGCGCCGACTACGAGCTGGACGGCGTCAAGGTGGTTCCGCTGCAGTCCCGCCTCGACGCGGGATCAGCGATCCGCCAGTGCGACGTTGTGGTCTCGCACCTGGAGAACGTGCCGAGCGCCGGCGCCCTGGCCCGCGGCTACGGCAAGCCGCTGGCCGTCATCTGCCACAACACCCACCTCCAGTCCTTCCGCGAGATGGCGCAGGGCGCGGAGCTCGCCGTCTACAACTCGCACTGGATGAAGCGCGAAGCGGAGCTCTTCTTCGCTGAGTACCCCAAGGCGGTCCGGCCCGGACGAGACGTCATCGTCCGCCCGCCGGTCTTCGCCGACGAGTACAGGACGAAGCCCGGCAGGAAGGTGACCCTGGTCAACCTGAACGAGGAGAAGGGCGGCCGGCTCTTCGAGAAGCTCGCCCGCCGCATGCCCGACGTCCAGTTCCTCGCGGTCGTCGGCGCCTACGGCGAGCAGATTGTTCCCGACCTGCCGAACGTCGAGGTCATCGACCACATGTGCGGCCACGAGATGAGGGACGCGGTGTACGGCCGGACGAAGATCCTGCTGATGCCGTCGTCCTACGAATCATGGGGGCGCGCCGGAGTCGAAGCCATGGCCTCGGGCATCCCCGTGATAGCCCACCCCACCCCGGGGCTGTGCGAGAGCCTCGGCGAGGCCGGGGTGTTCATCGACCTGCACGACGTGGACGGCTACGAGATGGCCATCCGCAAGCTCCTTACCTCCCGGACCGAGTACGGCCTGGTGTCGAAGAGGTCCAAGGCGCGGTCTGCGGAACTCGAACCGGCGACGGACCTCACCACTTGGTGCGACGCCGTGGAGGCACTGGCCTAAGGGGGCGTGATGACCTTCGTTCCTCCGACGGCCGAACAGCTGGGGCTGTACCTGGGCCTGCCTGAGATCGACGGCGACCGGGCCGACTTGCTGATCGAGCAGGCTGTCGCGCTCGGCCAATCGGTGGTCAAGCCGCTGCCTGACGAGGCCACCGCGGTCGTCCTGTCCGTGGCTGGCCGCGCCTACGTCAACCCTCAGCAGGTGTCCTACGAGACCATCGGCCCGATGTCGGTCCAGCGCCCGACGGGCAGCGGCGGCCTGTACCTGACCAAGGCCGACAAGGCGGCCCTGAAGTCGCTGGCCGGACGTGGCGGCGCGTTCACGGTCGACCCGACGCCGGAGACGGCCGACCCGTCGCCGACGTGGCCTGTCGACGACAGCTACGGGCCGGGGCTGACCTACGAGCCCGGCTGGGGGTGGGTGTAGTGCCCGCCCCGTACCCCTACGGGGAGACCGTGGTCCGCCTTCGCCGCGGTGCCTCACCCGGCCGTGATTCGCGCGGGCAGCCGATCCCGGGGGTGCTGACGGAGACGCCGGTCAAGGGCTGCGTGGTCGCACCCAGGGCGGAGACTCCCCAGGTGGGCGGCGACCAGCAGCAGGCCAGAGACACGGTCATCGTCGGCTATACCATCTACGCCCCGTCCGGATCGGACTGGAAGACCACGGATCAGGTCCGGATACGCGGTGAGGTCTGCGAGATCACCGGCGAGCCCGGCAACTGGGGCCGAAGCCCCTTCACGGGCCTGGCTGGCCTCGTCCAGTTCGCCGCGGACCGAGTCACAGGCTAGGGCGGGCCTGCTCAACGGCCGCGATCAGCTTCACCGCGGCATCGTTACTCTTCCGTGGAATGGACAGGCTGTACGGATCCTCGTAGGGCGGCCGGCCGCCACTGCCCGACCCAGCCGCCTGCTCTGGGGCCGGACCGCTGCCGGGCAGCACGAACTGCACATAGCCGTGAAAGAGGCGGCTGCCAGCCTTGTACCGACTGGCCATGACATCTGTGGCCCGGATCCTGATGGGCGCTGGCTTCGGGCCGATGGGCGTCTTCGTGATGGTGATCCACTCGCCGTCGAAACTGATCTGCCCGAGCACGCCCTTGACGTCCATGCAACCCCCTGAGTGAGGAGGCGAGGCTATGGCCGCCAAGTTCAAAATGTCCACCCGAGGCGTGGGCCAGCTTCTCAACTCGCCGATGATCACTGCGGAGATGCTGCGCCGCGCGGAACTCATCAGGGATGTCGCAGTCGCCACCTCGCCGGTCGGCGAGAACGGCGACCCGCACCCCGGCGAGTACAAGGCTTCGTGGACCGTCAAGGTGGAACGCAAGGCGGTGGGGCGGTCACAGAAGAAGCGGCCCGTCGGCGTCGTCAGAAACACCTCCTACTGGGCCCGCTGGGTTGAGTACGGCACCGAGCACGTCTACGCCCACCACGTGCTACTCCGGGCGGCACAGGCAGGGGGCGGCTGATGGCTGCCGTCGGATCGGTCGACGTCGAACTCCTCCTCATCCAGTGGCTCCAGGCGCAACTCGGCAGCGGAATCGTCGTCCGGGACGAGCTCGACAACAACCTCCTCGACGAACTGCCGACCGTGCAGGTCGAGCGCATACCAGCCGGAGATGACGACGGGTTCCGGCTCGACCGGGCCCTCGTCGACATCGACGTGTACGCCGCGACTCGGGGAAGCGCCATCGCGCTGGCCTTGCAGATCCGCGGCTTGCTCCTCACCCAGCTGCCCGGCTCCACCACTGGTGGCGCCGTTGTGGGGCGCGTCAGAACCGTCTCAGCGCCCGGCCCCCGCCCTTACGAGAACGTCGGGCTGCGCCGCATCGGCGCGACCTACGAGCTGTACAGTCACCCGGCCTCCTGACCGGTTGACGGGACCGCGCCGGCCCCTGTCCCGACCCCGTCCGCAGGCGGGGTCTTCGCATGTAGGAGACCCTTCATGGTCAACATCACCCGCGCCGCGGACCTCACTCAGATCGGCGCCAACGGCGGCGGCTGGGTCGCGGACGTCGGCACTGCCGCTCCTGCAACCCCGCTGACCCAGCCCGCCGCGGCGTGGAAGCCTCTGGGCTGCATCTCCGACGACGGCCTCGTGCAGGGATTCGACGAGGACAGCCAGGAGTTCACTCCGTGGGGTCTGACCTCCCCGATCCGTACCCAGATCACCAAGTCGCTGAGGACGTTCAAGCTCACGGCGTGGGAGACCAGCCGGACCACCGTCCAGTCGCTGCAGTACCGGATCCCGATCGCCAACCTCACGCCCGTCGGCAGCCTGACCTCGTTCGCGGAGACCGCATCACCTACTCCGGACCGGCGTGCATTCTGGTTCGCGATCTTCGACGGTGACACGGCCCGCGGCTTCTACGTCCCCCAGGGCGAGATCAGCGACCGCAGCGACGTCACCCACAAGCAGGACCAGATGGCCGGCTTCGAGTGGACCATCACCGCCTACCCCGACGCCGCCGGGAACACGGTCTACCACGCCGACATCGTTCCCGTCACGCCCGCCTACACCGGGTCCTGACCCCCTAGCGGCGGACAGGCCGATACCTGGCGCGGTCCCGGCCTGTCCGCTTCATGAACCCCCGACCGCGCCCCCTGTGAAAGGACCGCGCCATGACCGAAACCGACCCCGAAGTCACCCCCGCCGAGGCCCAGGAGATCGAGGCCTCCGGCCACTACGTCACCGCCGAGCTGTGCGGCAAGACGCTGGAGGTCGTGCCCTCCGGTGCATGGAAGCAGAGCACCATGCGCATGCTCCGCAGCGGAGATATCGACGCGTTCATGGACCGGATCCTCAGCCCGGACTCCTACGACCTCTACCTCGACCTCGACCCGTCCAATGACGAGGTCGGCGAGTTCGTCAACGACGCCGGTGAGGCCGCCGGTGAGCCGGTGGGAAAGTCCAGTGGACCCAATCGGTCGCAGAGGCGCACGCAGAAGCGCTAGAAGCCGACCTTGCCCACTACTACCCCCGCGACGGCGACCAGCTCGCGGCCTACCACCGCGGGGAACTGACCTCGAGGCGGCTGCGCGTCCTCATCCAAGGGCTTCCACCGGAGTCCGCCACCATGACGGCGCTCCGTGCAGCCCTGCCTGACGAGGAGCTCGCCAAGCAGGCGGATTCCGGGGAGCCGGAGAAGGCGCGCTGGTCCCAGGTCGAGCTGCTCCTGGCCTCGGCGATCGATGCCCTGCGCCGCGTCGAGTACGTGCTGATCTGCGCGAACACCGACAGCAAGAGCAAGAGGCCGCCTCCGCCTGAACCGATCGCCCGGCCCGGGGTCATGACCCGGCGCCCCAAGCCGGTTCTCACCGAGGCCGGTGCCGGCCGACTGTTTGAACTGATCAACGGAGGCGCGGCCTGACGCGCGGGAGGAGGCTCCTGTGGCGATCAGCGTGGGCTCGGTCGAAGTCGACGTCATCCCCAACACCCAGGGAATCTACGCACGCCTGCACTCAGGTCTCGTACCTGCCGCGGAGCAGGTCGGCGACGACATGGGGCGGATCATCGGCCGTCGGCTGGAGACCCGCATCGCCCCGGCGATCCGCGACGCGATCGAGGGAGGGGCCCGCGCCGCCCGGCCGTCGGCAACCAGGCAGGGCGATGAGACCGGCGGCGCATTCTCCCGCAGCCTCAAGACCAGGCTGGAAGCTGCCTTTCGGAGCCTTCCGAAGATCCGTATCGACGCGGACACCTCGGAAGCCGACTCGGATCTGCAGGCCCTCCGCGTCCGCATGGAAACCCTCGCCAACAAGCGGATCGGCATCGACATCGACGCCGGAGCAGCCCGCGCTGAAGTCCGACTGATCGAAGCCGAACTACGGCGACTGGGCGCCGAACACCCGAACGTCCAGGTGCGCGCCGACACCGCAGCGGCGCGCGCCCAGCTTGCTCTCGTCCACGCCGAGATCGACGCGGTCGACGGCAAGCGGGCACGCATCGATGTCGACACGGCCGGCGCGCTCTCGGCCGTTCTCCAGCTGACCGTGGCCATCGGCGGACTCGCAGTACTGCCGGCCATTCCGGTTCTCGCCGCCGGTATCGGGGCAATCGGGTCGGCCGCCGTGGCCGCATCCGTCGGAGTCGGCGCCCTGGCGGCGGTCGCCGCCCCGGCCTTCGTCAACATCGCGGGCGCCCTGCAAGCGCAGAAGGCGGCCCAGGACGCCTCGACCGCAGCCTCGGCCCGCGGCGCACAGGCAGGAGCGCAGGCGGCATCCCGCGCCCTGCAGATGGCAGGCGCACAGCAGTCCCTCGCCTCGGCCCAGCGCAATGCCGCCGCGCAGATCGCTTCGGCGCATGACCAGGTTCGGCAGGCCGCACGCGGTGTCGGCGACGCCGAACGGCAGCTCGCCGACGCCCAGAAGGCCTCGGCCAGAGCTCAGGAAGACCTGACCCAGGCGAGGAAAGAGGCCGCGCAGCAGCTCGAAGACCTCTCCACTCGGTACGCGGACGCCCAGCTCTCGGTCAAGGATGCGGAACTGTCCCTGGCCGAGGCGCAGCAGCGCCGCAGCCAAGCGGAGGGGGATCCGAAGGCGACCGCCCTGGAGAAGGAGCGCGCCGCCCTCGCGGTCGCGCAGGCCACCCAGCGTCTCAAGCAGCAGACCATCGAGACAAAACGCCTGGCTGAAGAGCAGGCGCAGGCCGGCAAGACCGGCATCGAGGGAACGCAGGTCGTCAAGCAGGCGCAGGACCGCTTGGCCCAGTCTCAGCAGACGGTCGCCGACAGGACCCGCGGCGTCGCGGATGCCCAGGCAGCCGTCGCCAAGGCCCAGGAGAACGTCGCCCGCGTCTCGGCGCAGGCGGCCGACTCGATCGCATCCGCTCAGCGCCAGATTGCCTCTGCGTCCGCCACGGCGGCCGGAGGCGTGGATCAGGCTGCCCTCGCGCAGGCCAACTATCAGGCGGCCCTGGACAAGCTGACCCCCAGCGCTCGCGGAACCTTCGACGCATTCCAGTCCCTGCGTACCGCGTTCAAGGGCTGGTCGGAGTCGTTGCAGCCTGCCGTGATGCCGCTGTTCACCCGCGCTCTCGAGGGAGTCAAGAACAGCCTGCCCGGCCTGACGCCGTTCGTCCTGAACGCGGCCAAGGCCATCGGAGAACTCCAGGACCGGGTGTCCGCCGGGTTCAAGTCCCCCTGGTGGCAGTCCTTCCGGACCGACCTGGCCAAGTCTGTGGGGCCGGCCACGATCGGGATGGGCGTCGCCCTCGGCAACGTCTTCAAGACCATCGCGGGCATCGTGGACGCGTTCCTGCCCCACATGGACTCCATCTCGGGGCGGATGCAGGAGATCACGGGCCGCTGGGCCAAGTGGGCCACGGGCCTCAAGGGGTCGGACAAGTTCGAGCGGTTCCTGTCCTACTCCTCGTCCCAGGCGCCGATCCTGGCGCGGGCGCTGGGTGACATCGGCTCCGCGTTCTTCGAGGTCGCGCGGGCGGCCTCCCCGCTGTCCGGGCCGGTGCTGCAGGCCCTTGGGGCTGTCTTCAGTGCGATCGGCTCCATCGCCGAGACGATGCCGTGGCTGATCCAGCTGATGTATGCGGCTTGGGTGGCCACGAAGCTGTGGACGCTGGCGGTGATCGCGTTCAACCTCGTGATGAACGCGAACCCGATCACTCTGATCATCTTCGCCATCGTTGCGCTGGTCGCGGCCGTCGTCTACGCCTACGAGCATTGGGGATGGTTCAGGGATACCGTGAATGCCGCCTGGGAAGCCATCCAGGCCGGCGCCAAGTACGTGTGGTCCATCCTGCAGCCCATCCTCGCCGCGATCTGGACCGGGCTTCAGTTCCTCGGGTCTGTGGCGATGTGGCTGTGGGAAAGCGCGATCCGGCCCGCCTTCGAAGGGATCTGGCAGGCAGGGCGCATCCTTCTCACCGTTCTACTCACGCTGGTCTTCGCGCCGCTGTACCTGGCGTTCAAGGCCTTGGCCGCGATTGCGATGTGGCTGTGGGAGAACGTCTTCGCTCCTGCCTTCCGGGGCATCGGCGATGCTGCCGTATGGCTGTGGAGGGAGGCGATCGGCCCCACCTTCAGGTTGATCGCCGCCGGCGCGGAATGGTTGTGGGATAACGCCCTCAAGCCGGCCTTCGACGCCATCGTCGCAGGTGGTCGCATGGTTGGTGATGCGGCGATGTGGCTGTGGCGCAATGCGATCAAACCCGCTTGGGACGGCATCGGCACCGCGGTTCAGTGGGTTTGGCAGAACTGGATCAAGCCCACATTCGACAGCCTCTCGCGGGGCGTCGACACAGTCCGCTCGAGCTTTGACACGGCCGTCAGCGGCATCGGTCGGATCTGGGACGGCCTGAGGGACATCACCCGCCGGCCCGTCCAATTCGTCATCGATACCGTCTACAACAACGGAATCCGCAAGGTGTGGAACGCCATCGCGGACTTCACCGGTGCGGGCAAACTCGACGTGGTCACCTTCGCCACAGGCGGCTCCGTCTTCGGCGCCGGTACCGCCACCTCGGACTCCATCCCCGCGCTGCTTTCCAACGGCGAGCACGTATGGACGGCGGCCGAGGTTCAGGGCGCCGGAGGCCATGCGGCGGTGGAGGCGCTGCGGGCCCAGGCCGCGCGCGGTGGGTCCGCGTTCGCCAAGGGCGGCGCCGTCGGCATCCCTCGGTTCGCCGACGGGGGAGTCGTTGACTGGCTGTCGGGCAAGGCCCGGCAGATCGGCGGCGCCCTCATGGACGGCATCGAGTTCATGACCAGCCCGAGCAAGGCCTGGGACGTCGCGACGAAATTCATCCGTGACCAGATCGGATCCAACCTGACCGGCTCGCAATGGGCACAGGCGTTGAGTCAGTTCCCGATCACGATGCTGAAGAAGCTGAAGGAAAAGGTCATTGCCGCCGCTGAAGGCCTCATCGGTGGCGGGTCGGCGTCTGGGTCAGTAGCCGCGGCAATGGCCTTCGCCCGGTCGCAGGCAGGCCTGCCCTACCAGTGGGGCGGCGCCGGTGACCCCTCATGGGACTGCAGCGGCTTCATGTCCGGGATCCAGAAGGTCATCCTGGGCCAGTCCCCGAAGGGCCGACTGTGGTCGACGTTCTCCTTCCAGGGAGACACGGCCCCGGCCGGATGGAAACGGAACCTTCGCAGCCCATTCATGATCGGCATCACGAACAACGGTGTCGGGCACACTGCTGGCACCCTCGCCGGAATGAACGTCGAGTCCCGCGGCGGCGAAGGCGTCATCACCGGAAGCCGCGCGCGCGGCTACAACAACAGCCTCTTCCAGGACCGATACGGCTTCGCGCCGGCCCTCGGGACTTTCGACTCGGGGGGTTACCTGCAGCCCGGCATGAACCTTGCCTACAACGGGACGGGCCGGCCGGAGCCCGTCCTGACGACCGGCCAGCTGGACCGGCTGACCGCCGCTGCCAGCAGTGGAAGGTCGGCACCCGATCAGCGCTCCTACAACTGGACGCTCGTCGGTTCGCAGCTGACGGCCGAGCAGCAGATGGCAGAGATGCAGCGGCGAATGAGCTTCACCACGTAGGAGGTGCCTCATGGCGGTGCAGCTCGGCGGCACCCCCATCAAGCTGGGCTCGCTCCCATTGAGCGTCGTTGACGACGCCGGAGTGACCTGGCTCCCCACCAAGGTCAAGGGGTGGAGCTCTCCCGGAGTTCGGGCAGAGCTCCACCCCCGCCAAGCTGACCACGGCGCCTGGGCGTCCCCCGCCTACCTGGACGCCAGACCGATATCCATCGAGGGGCTCATCGCCGCCCCCACGACAGCAGCCAGGGACGCGGCGATCGAGCAGCTCTACACCGCGGTCGCCCTCACCGACACGGTCCTCGTCGTCGAGGAGACCGTCCCGAAACAGGTGACAGTACGCCGCAGCGGCGAAGTCCTGGTCGAGCTGGTGAATCCGTACAGCGCAACGTACAGCGCCATGGTCACGGCCGCTGACCCCCGCCGGTACAGCACCACCCTGCAGTCTCAGTCGACAGCTCTACCGTCGACTACCGGCGGCCTGACAGTTCCACTCACGGTTCCGCTGTCGATCTCGACGACGGTTGTCGCGGGCAGTATCACCCTCGTCAACGAGGGCAACATCGCGACCCGGCCGACGTTCACGGTCGAGGGACCGGTGACCAATCCGACGATCACCGTGCAGTACCCGGACGGAACGGTCCGCGCGCTGCTGTACGGCAGCACCCTCGAGGTCGGCGACGAGCTGGTCATCGACACGGACCTGCACTCGGCCGTCCTGAACGGCACGACGTCCCGGCGCCTGTATCTGTCCGGGCAGTGGCCGGAGATCCCACCCGGTACCGCGGTCGAGGTCGGCTGGTACGCCGACTCGTCCGATCCCGCCGCTCTGCTGACCGGCAGTGTCCGGTCAGCCTGGATGTAAGGAGCCCACCGTGGTTGCCACCGATCCGCTCTGGCTCCCGACCCTCAACTACGACGAGACCGAACTCGGCAAGATGGACACGATGATGTTCATGGCCGACGGCACGGCCGGCGGCATGCGTGCGGGTATCCGCGCCGGCGACATCGGCCTGGCGGTGAGCCGCAGCGGGACGACGGTAAACGTCACCGCGGGCGTCGGTGTCGCGACTCGGTCCGGGCGCTCGTACCGATTCCAACTGGCTGCGACCAGCCCGGGAACGATCGCCGCCGCCAACGCCACTTTTGCTCGCGTCGACTTGGTCTACGTCCGGATCTGGGACAACTCCGTCGACTCGTCCGGCCTATACAAGGCCGACACCGTGCTCTTGACGGGCACGCCGTCTGGCTCGCCGGCGATCCCGGTTCCGGGCGGCACGATCATCTACATTCCGCTGGCCACGATCAACGTCCCCAACACCGGCGGCGGCGGCGCGTCGTCGTCGACGATCTCGTCCACGATCCGGCAGGTCACGGTTGCCCCGGGCGGCATCCTGCCCGTGACCTCGGCCACGGACATCGCCATCGCCGGCGTGTACACGGGGCAGGCCCGCTTCAACACCGTTCGCGGTGTGCCCGAGTACTGGACCGGGTCGGTGTGGGCGGCGCAGGGCGACTACGTCGCATACACCCCGTCGTGGACCGCGAGCACCACCAACCCGACGCTCGGCAACGGATCGTTGACGACCCGCTGGACGCGCGTCGGCAAGCAGATCCACTACTTGGGCACGCTCATCCTGGGGTCGACGTCGAACGGCGGGACGGGCGTCTGGTCGATGTCGCTGCCGGTCGCCGCGGCTTCGGCCGGCATCGTGACGTTCGGGGTCGCGGACTACGCGGTCGCCTTCGCTAACGACTACCTGGGCGCGGGACAGATCGACTCGGGTGGCACAACCATGGTGTTCGTTGTCAAAACAAGCACGAACTCGTCGAGCGCTGGCCAGGTCAGCAACACCTCCCCTGCTGCGGCGTCGTCGAACTCCCGCTTGTACTGGTCGATTCAGTACGAGTCGGCCTGATGGCCGCGGTCGAGCTGGCCTGGTACGGCTGCGACCTGCGGACCGGGCGGATCGGCGAAGAGCTGCGGTCGTTCAAGGCGGGCGCCCTGTCGCGAAAGTTGGGTGCGTCGACGTCTGTGCAGGGGAGCCTCGTCGTGGAGGGGGCTGCGGCCGGCTGGCCCGAGGCCACGGACCCGGGCCGCACGCTGTTGGTCGCGGTCGACGCGGCGACGGGCATCCCGCTGTGGTCGGGCATCACCCTGGTCCGGTCCGGAGGAGCCGGTCCCGAGGTCAGCCTGACCGCGGCGACCGCCGAGGTGTACCTGGATCGGCGCTACCCCGGCAGCTACACGGCGACCGGCGTTGACCAGACCGCGGTCATGGCAGCCCTTGCCACCCCTGCTTTGACGGACGGCCCGCCGCTGATCCTCGACACGACCGACACGGGCGTCCTCATCGACTACACGATGGCCGACGACGAGGACCGCACGATCCTGTCCGGGGTGCAGGAGGTATCCCAGATGGAGGGCGGCCCCGAGTGGGTCATCGACACCATCTGGGGCGACGCCGCCCAGACGAAGTTCCAGCTGGTCCTGCGGATCGCCCCGACGATCGGCACGATCAGCGACCTCCCAGCCGCGGTGTTCGACCTGCCGGGCTGTATGACTCGATACAGCCTCACTGAGTCATACGAGAAGGGCTCCGGCGCAACCCGAGTCATCGCCCGCGGCGAACGCTCCAGCGATGCCCGCGCCTCGAGCAGCGTCCACACCGCCGACGACCTCCTCGCGAACTCGTGGGCGCTGTGGGAGGAACGCTTTACTCCAGCGTCCGGGATCACGGACACGTCCCAGCTCGACCGGCACGCGGCCGAGGCCCTGGCTCTGATGGGGACCGGCTCCCGAGCCTGGGCTCTTGAGGCGGTCGCCTCGCAGGCACCGCGGCTCGGCGTCGACTGGGTCCTCGGCGACAGCATCCGCCTGGATGTCACCTCCTCCCCGCGGCATCCGGCCGGCATCCAGACAATCGCCCGCGCCTACGCATGGTCCCTGGACGTGGCCTCGAACCGGCTGACCCCGACGCTGCTGGAGGATGCATGAACCGGCGCCTCGAGCAGCTGCCCCCAGACCTCAGCGACTTCGGCCGGCGGCTGGCCCTGCTGCGGCGGGACCTCGACGAGCTGCGCGCCCAGCAGCCGGACTTGTCGGCCGCGGACGGTCTCCTGCCGCCACTGCCGGCGGATCCCGCGGTGTGGCCGCAGACGACCTCGGCGGGCTACGTCACGATCGCATCCTGCTCCAACGTGGCTTGGGGCTCCTCCCTGCGGCTGGCACTCACAACGACGGCCGGCTCCGGCACCACCGGAAACGTGAGAGTCCTGATCAACGGCGTGCAGTGGGGCCCAACCACCGCGGCCGGCGATCCGTTCGACTACACGGACGTACACGGCGTGGCCGCAGGCGCCGAGTACACCCTCACCGTCGAAGCCCAGCGCACCGGCGGCGGCAACAGCGTGGCCGCCCAGGTCCGCCTCATCCGTGCCGTTCGCTAGGGGGCCTCGTGCGCTTCGTCAACACCCTCGGCAACCTGACCGGGCCCGCGTTCACCGCGGCGCTCGACGCCTACGCCGAGGAGGAGTACCGCACCGGCCGTGCCGGCGCAGCATCCCCGCCCCAGTCAGGGCAGGACACCGTGTACGGCGAGCTGTGGCTGATGGCCCTGGCCCGCACGACGGCTGAGGGCACCCAGTGGGTGGTGTACGCCATCACCAGCGACCCCGACATTCCCGGCTGGCCACACAACGCCGGCGACTACATCGGCGGTCCCCGCACCGCGGTCGACCTGGCCCAGCCGTATACGGCTGCCGGCCACCAGGTCGTACTCCGCCACTACAGCAACTTCTCCACCCACTTCGACGCCGCCGACGTCGCCCTCACCTGACCAACCCAGCCCCGGCTCGACCGAGGCTTTCGCATGCCCAGGAGGTATCGCCGATGGGCGAGATCTGGATCCCCGAAGCCATCCGGCTCGGGGACGGCAACATCGCGGGCGCCGGCGCCATGGACACCCCGGGCAATCCGCCGCGCGTGGTCTGGCACACGACCGAGGGCAGCTCCGGCAGCGCGGACGCCTTCTACGGGACCGCCGACTACCTGATGTCGGAGAACTACGAGCCCCACATCCTGTACGACCCGAAGACCGACATGCTCGGCCAGTTCGGGCCCCTCAACCAGTCGGCCAAGGCCCTCGTCAACGCGGGGAGCGTCCGCACCAACCGGACAGGCCGCGTCTGCATCCAGGTCGAGGTCATGGCCAAGGCGGGCACCGCGTTCACCGGTTACTGGAAGCCGGGCAAGAACTTCCAGGCCCTGCTCCGCGCGATCCGCTCCTGGGGCATCCCCGACGAGTGGCCTGCCGGGCGCCTCGCCCAGTCGTACAGCGACGACTCGCCGCGCCCGCTGAACACCTGGCTCACACGCGGCGGCCACTACGGCCACTCCAACGTGCCCGGAAACGACCACTGGGACCCCGGCGCGATCGACCGCACGGCGCTCCTGGCCGCCGGTGCCGCAACCACCACACCAACCGCCCCCATCGAGGAGGACCCCATGGCCGGCTTCACCCCGGACGACGTCGCACACTCCGTCCTGTACTGGCTCAACCAGAGCATGTCCCCGACCCCTGAGGTGCCCGGCGGCGGCCACCCGCTGGCCAACGTCGTGCCTGCGCTCCACTCGAAGTTCGCGGCCTACGACGCGGTCCTCGCCGCGCTGCCGGCGAAGTGCAAGATGACCCCGGCCGAGATCGGGCAGGCCCTCGCCGACGGCACCCTCAAGGTGACCGTGACCGTAGCCCCCGCAGCCACCCCGAAGGCGGTCTGACCCATGAAGATCTTCCACCGCGAGCCGGCGCTCTGGCTCGGCCTCGTCGCCATCGGCGTGAAGCTCCTCGCCGCGTTCGGCGTTCACGTCTCCGCCGAGCAGCAGGCCGTCATCAACGCGGTCGCCGCGGCCCTCGTCGGCTTGATCCTCGCCATCATCGCGGGTGACGCGATCGGTGCCGCGGTCGTCGGCTTCGCCCAGGCCGCCCTCGCGCTCGCCGTCGGCTTCGGCCTCGACTGGTCCGCCGAGCAGCAGGCCGTCGTCCTCGCCGCAGCAGCCGCCGTCGTCGCCATGTGGGACCGAACGCAGATCACCGCGCCCGCCCCGGCCACAGCCGTGGCGCCGGTCCGGAGCGTGTAGGTGAAGTGCCGTGCGGTCCGGCGGCTCAGGCGTCAGCTGGGCCGCCGCGGCGCAATCCTCTCCAGCTATGGGCTCGTCTGGCTCCTCTACGGATATGGGCAGCTGACGACTCCCCAGCCAGACCAGCGCGGGCTGCAGCTTGTACTGAGCATCCGACCCCTGGACTACTGGGGTTGGTGCTGGATCGTTGCGGGCGTTGTGGCGCTCGTATGTGCGTGGGCTCCGCCGGGCCGTGACGCTGCCGCCTTCCTCGTACTGCCACTCGTGGTGGTGCCGTGGATGGTGTCGTACCTCGCTGCCTGGCTCTCGGGGGGCTACCCCCGCGGCTGGGTAGCGGCAGCCGTGTGGGCGGTGATTACCGCCCCGGTCCTCGTGGTTGCCGGGTGGCCCGAGCCGTCCCGCACCAAGAAAGCGGAGCCACCCTATGAATGCTGAGACGTGGGCTCAGGTCGGACTCACCGGCGCAGCTGCCGTAGCCAGCGCGTTCGCCGGGCGAGCAGCGCGGCGCTCGAAGAGGCAGGAATCGCGGGACGACTTCGCCGCCGTCACCGACCGGATGGACAAGGAACTGCTGCGGCAGGGCGGCGAGATCAACGCCCTGCGCGAGCAAGCCAACCTTGCCGAGAAGCGCGTCGAGGGCGCCCTCGTCGCCGTCGGCTACCTCATCGACAGAGTCCGCGGGCTGAGCGTCCACATCCGGTCTCTCGGCATGGAGCCGCCGGCCGCACCCCCGGTTCCTCCCAAGGCTCGCGAGTTCATCGACCACGACGTGTGAGAGAACTGGAGTGCGAGCAGCCCCACCGCTACGGCGGTGGGGCGTTTCGCCGTCTCAGGGGGCGAGCTCTTTCTTGACCTGAGCGACCTCGGCACCCGCGTCCTCAGCGGGGATCTTCCACCGGATGGTCGTTCCCTCGCCGTCGGTGTAGACGAGTGTCCCTCCAGCCTGCGCCTTGGTCAGGTCAAAGACCGCAGAGTCCCAGACCCAGCTGCCTGGCTGGACAGCTCCGCCGGCGTTGAAGGACTCGGCGACGACATTGAATGCCTGGCCGTTTCCCTGCTCGATCGCCTGCCCGTCGGGGGCGATCCAGCTCCAGCCGCCCCCGGTGATCGGCGCTGCCTGAGCTGCAGCCACTGCCGTTGTCGGCCTGGCCTTGATGGTGATGAAGGCGAACTGCCCCTGCGTGGGCTTGTCGAAGGTGGTCCCGGCCGGCAGGTAGGTCACGGATGTCGGGGTCAGCTCCAGCCGTCCCGTGCCACCGGCGCCGACCGTCTCGGCTGCGGCGCCCAACGCGAGCGCCGGAGACGCTGCCGACGGCACAGGCTTGGGGGCTGTCTGGCTGGCAGGAGGCGGGGGCGCCGCGGCGGGCTTTCCGCCGCTGCAGGCGGAGACTGCGGCAAGAAGGAGCAGAGCGGCAGGGAGAGTTCGGATGCGCATGGTGACCCCAGAGGTTGGTGAGGTCGAGACGGTAGCGCCCCGACATTGGAGGCGGGGGCCGTGTTGCGGAATCGCGACCACTGGGGAGCCGAGGCCGCGATAACCCCCACGTATCAAGGGCCTTAACCGGTACGCTAGTTCTAGTCACATACCGCCTCAAAGGAGGGTGAACGTGGGGAGCGAACTCGAACCGGTACATCAAGCCGAGATCGTCACTGAACTGCCTGCACCGCGCACCAACGACGAACACCTCTCAGGCGAGACCATCGCCGACCTCAAGCGCTCCATCGCCGACAACACCGACCGCGCCTACAAGCGGTGGTGGCGGATGGCCATCACATGGTGCGAGCGCGAGCAGCGCACCGCGCTCCCCATGACCGGACAGACCGTCGCCGAGTTCATCGGCCACCTCATGCGATCCACATCGACCACGACCGGCAAGCCCTACTCGCCCAACAGCCTCGATCAGGCGCTCTCCGCCATCCGCACCGCCCACTTCCGCGCTGGCTTCGAGGGGCAGCCACCGACCCGGGCCGCCCGCGAGCTAATCAAGGTCCACCGCCAGGACCGCGCGAAGGCCGGCTGGCGACCGCGCCGCGCGAAGGCCGTCACGCTCGACGTACTCCGCCTCCTCCTCGCGCAGTGCGACCCGAACTCGCTCAGCGGACGGCGGGACGCGGCGATCCTCGTGCTCGGCTACGGACTGATGGGCCGACGCTCCGAGCTGGCTGCCATCCAGATCAGCCAGCTGGCGATCTCCGAGGACTGGGTGACCGTCTTCATCCCCATGTCCAAGACTGACACCAATGCCAAGGGCGAAGACGTCGACGTCCCCCGCGCTCTCGCCCCCGACATCGACGCCGGCCGCATCGTCGCCTTGTACCTCGAGGGCCTTCGTGAGTTCGGAGTTGTGGACGGCCCCCTCCTCCGCTGCATCCATGCGCGTGGAGCCGTGGGTAAGGGGATGTCGGCTGCCGCCGTGGGCGAGATCGTCAAGAAGCTAGCCAAGGCCGCCAACCTGACGGACGCCGAGCGGACCACGGCCCACGGCCTGCGCGCAGGCGGTCCGACCGACGCGGCCGAACGGGGAGTCCCTGTCCCCTTCATCGCCGAGCACGGCCGGTGGAGCAAGAACTCCACCCAGGTGTTGGCCTATGTCCGGCCGGCCGACAAGCGCCGCAACAACCCGCTGCTGCCGCACAAGCCCCGCACCTAGGCCGACAGCAAAGCCCCGCCCTACCGGGCGGGGCCGAGGTCGTCGATGAGCTTGCGGCGGACCGTCTCGAACAGGTCCGAGCCTGGCAGGGCAATGCCCACCCCGGCGTGCGGGGTGGGCAGGTGAGGAGCGGAGGGCATTGGGTCTCCTAACGGGCCACAGGCATCTGGCAGGTACGGCAGCCCACCGACCGGTCGGCAAAGAACAGGCGCATCGACACGTGAGGCCGCCACCGAGCCTCGGCTTCGGGGGTGCCATCCGGTCGGACGGACAGTGATGCCCGCCCGTCACTTGCGGCACACGCCACCACCACGACCTGCATCGGCTGCATCCGGGTGTGCACCACGAGCTCGTGGGTGAGGTGGTCGATGAGCGCGCAGTGCCAGTCGCCAGCAGTGGTGGGTGTCGGTCGCATGTCAGGCTCCTTGAGGGTCGAGGCTAGATGGCTTCGAGTTCGCGCGAGTCGACGGCTACGGGGAGGCCGGTGGGGTCTTCGTCGAGAAGCACGCCGTGTCCGTGGAGCGGCTGCTTCGGGAGGCTGACGACCGTGCCGAGGGTGCCGGCGGGTGCGGAGTAGGCCTGCGGCCAGGCCGGAAGGAAGTCGGCGGTGAGGCGGACTCGCTGACCGACCATGAAGTCGTTCACTTGAATCTCCCTGTTCGCGGGTTGTTTCTGTACCTACAGAATGCGCTCGCAATGCACTCTTGTCAAGGTCTCCATGCAGGCGGATGCTAGTTTCTGTACCCACACCTTCAAGGGGGAGATATGGCCCGGCCCGCCACCGGCAAGACGCCACTCAAGAACATCCGTGTGCCGCAGGACCTATGGGACGCGGCCAAGGAAGAGGCTGCCGCCGAGGGGCGGACGCTGACCGACGTGATCCTCGGAGACCTGCACCGGTACGTGACACGTCGGCGACGCGAGCGAGGGGTCGCCGGCGGTCCGCTGGAGCCCTCAAATCCTGGCGCTTAAGGGAACGTTATGCGCTACCAACCAACCGGAGGTCTGAAGTGAGTCCCAAGAACTACACCGTCCGCCGGAGCTCCGTGCCGGGCAGCCCGACGCCGTGGGATTGGCACTGCCGCACTGATCGAGTCGTCGGCTCCACACCGGTGCGGTGCGCCAAGTGGGGGTCCGCGCGCACGAGCGATGAAGCCGCGGCAGCTGCGACGGCTCATCTGGCAAGCCATCACCCATCCTGATCCCGACGCCCGCTCCTGCATCCAGCGGGGGCGGGCTTCTTCGTGTCCGCGTCTACTCGGCGGGCAGCCGCATCCCGATCCGGGCCTGAATCTCGCCCGCGGCCAGCCGGAGGCTCTCGTCCGCGCCGTCGGCGAGCTGTCCGAGGAGGGCGATGAGCGCGCCGGCCTCGCCGCGGGTGAGGAGCGGGAGCCGGTCGCCGGGCTGGGCCATCAGGTCGTCGAAGTCCACGCTCGGGTAACGGCGGGGCCGTGCGCGCGTCACGGCTGGTCGGCTGCCGTCCAGACCTCGGGCCCGCCGCCGCGCCACTCGATCGGCGGCCATTCCGCCTCGTCGTCGAGGCCCGCGCGGCGCAGGAACTCGATCACATCGGCCATGCCGAACGCTCGTCCGAGGATCACCCCGTCCACGCGCACCCTGCGGGTTCCGTCCTCGTCGGGCGGGTAGACGACGACACGCGGCTCGGTCATGCCTCCAGCCTGCGCCGGTCCGGTCAGTCCAGCACCCCGAGCTCGGCGTCCGGTCGGCAGTACGGGCAGGCCTCGAGCCGGTCGACGCAGAGGAGCCGCAGCGCGTCCGTGCGACTGACCGGGCGGGATCGGAAGCCCTTGCCGCCCATGGTGCAGCCGCCGACGTGGACCATCGACGGATGCTTGCTGAGGTCGAGCTCCAGCTCCCAGTCCGGCGGTGGCGCGGGCGGCAGGCGGGCGGCCACCTCGGCGTGGCGCTTCTCCGCGTCGGCGATCTGCTGCCGGACCCGGTCGAGGCTCAGCTGGAGCCATGTCTCCAGGGTGCGGAGGCGGGGCAGGTCGGGCGGCAGATCGGACACAAGTTCGATTCTACGCCGATCGGCGCATGCCCTTTGTCAGCGCCTGGGTCTAGCGTGGACACATCATCCGCGAGCAGTTCCCTAGCTTGCGGGGGCGCTGCGGGCTGCAGCTGCACGATCCCGCCCCACCGGACCCCATGCGGGGACAGCGCCCGGCGGGGCGGAGGTGCGTCAGGACCCGTCGGCCGGCTTCGGATGCCGGACCGCTGCGTTCACCGCAGCCTCGAGCTTCCCGCGGTCCTGCCCCGTCGCCTTCGCGTGGTCGGCGATGGCGTCCTGGACTTCGGCGGCCCGGTCCCGCCAGGCTTCCACCGCCACATTCCAGGCGGTGTGCTGCTCCTCGGTCCAGCCGCCCTCTTGAGTCGGCTTCCCGTACTCCTCCTGCAGCCGGCGCACCTCGGCGTGCGCATCATCCGCAGCCTGCCGCAGGGCCAGAAGGTCGTCGTTCAGTTCGATTGCCACCGGCGGATCCTATGCCGCCGGCTCGACCCCGGCGCGCATCGCCTCGCCCCACTCGACGAGCAGCTCCCGGTACCGGTCCGTACCCGCCCCACCCGCGGCGACCAGCGCCCGGATCTCGGCGTTGACCTCGGCCGCAGAGCGGGCGGGACGGGTGGCGGACATGTCGAACAGGGTATCGGGGAGGCCCGACGGTCAGTCCAGAGGAAGGGCCTGATGCGCGGCCACGATCTCATCGATGCGGTGGGCCAGATCGAAGTCGGCCGCAGTCAGCCGGTGGCCGGCGTCGTGTGTGGTGATGGACGCCCGCAGGTGGTCGATCCGCAGGTCCAGGTCCGCGTGGTGCTGGATCCGACGGGATCGGTCCGCGATCGTCACGATCGCCGCGACCGCCGCGTGATAGCGGATCGGGTACGTGCGGGTGATCGCATCACCCTCCTGCGTCCAGCCCGGCAGCTTGGCCAGACCCTCCGCGATCTCCTCGTGCGTCATCGGCTTCAGCGCACCCATGTCAGCTCCCCTCAGTCACAGGCGCCAGGATCTCCGCGAGGTCCCGGCCTACCGGGGCATCGTGCCATGGCCTCATGGCCCGCTCCAGGGTGAGGAGTTCGCGGACCATCCGCGCGGAACGGGTCTCCACGGCGATCGTCGCCGCCTCTCTGGCGATCTCGACGGCGTGGTCCGGTTCCCGCGCAGCTGCGGCGGCGGACGCGTGCCGGGCGAGGTACACGCCGCGGTCTCGGCGGGCGGTGGACGGCACTGCGGCCAGCACCTGCCGCCACAGGGCGTCGGCTTCCCGGCCGAGGCCGAGCCGGCCGTAGCAGGTGGCTCGCTGTACCTCGAGGTAGCCGGGCGTGCGGCGGCAGGCATTGCCCCAGGGGAGGTCGTCGTCGACTCGGGCGAGCAGTCCGTCGGCGGTGTCGATGAGCCGGTCGACGGCCGTGCGGTCGCCGGTCAGGCTCGCCCCGTGGGCCTGCTGCTGCATCGCCATGATCTGCACCTTGGGGAAGATCCGCTCGTCGTCGAGGGCGGCCTCGCACAGGTCGATGACGCCGTGCCCGTCGCCCAGGTCGGTCCGCACCTGGGCCAGGTTGACGAGGCTGTAGCCGATCAGGTGCGGGTCCCGCGACCGGGCGGCGATCTCCTGCGTTATGCCCCGCCAGAACGCCGCGGCACCGAGGTCGCCGGCGTCCTGGTACAGCCAGCCGACGAGCGCCGCGTAGGCGGCACCGACCCGGAGCAGGCTGCGGCGGGTCTCCCCGGCCGCGGACCGCACCAGCTTGTCGATGAGCTGGTACTGGGCACTCACTGTGCCGATCAGGTCGTGGGGGCCGAGCAGCATGTCGGCCCGGTAGTGGCCCTCGAGCTGCTGCTGGAAGTAGTCGATGAGGGCCGGGTCTACGTGCTGGGTGGCCGTGGGGCCGGGCATCAGCGCGGCGGCGGTCACGGACACGAAAGCGCGTCGCTTCACGTCATCCTCTTGGTGTGCCTCGGGGCGGATCCAGCCGGCGGGCGCCGGGAATCCCAGGTCTTCGGGCCACCTGCCGAGCGCGTCGTGCAGCACGATGGCCGTCTCCTCCGGGGGCCAACGCCGGTCGTCGGCGTGGCCTTCCCAGCGGCGCCATGTTCGCGCGGACACTGTGTAGTGCGGGTCGTCGAGGAGCTGCTGCCCGTGGGCCTGCAGGGCTGCCGCCGCGGCGTCCATCGTGCGCCAGCCGACCCGCAGCCGGGCGGCTCTCAACGCGTCGTTGCGGTGGCTCATGGATTCAGTCTGGGGGCTCATCGCGGTCACCTCGGGCCATGGCCGCCACGTGGCCACGCGTGGCCACGCCATGGCCTATCTGCCGGTCTGCGTGCATGGACATCATCTCTGTACACCGCCACCGACCGCCGACGAATCGCGAGGGATCATGGACGCGCTCGATGAACTGCCGCCCCTGTCAGAGCTGTCCGAGCAGCAGGTCCGCGGCAGCGCATGCGTGTTCTGCGGGATCCACCTCGACAACGAGACCGCGGTCGACCTTGGCGAGCGTCGCGCCGGCCGAGCAGGCGCCACGGTCCGCTGGTTCCCGCGGGCCTGCACCGGCCACGGCGGCACCTAGGCCCCCGCCTCTCCGCCGCGGCGGCAGCGGAGAGGCGGGAACCAGACACGCCCGGGTGGCTTCGCGCAGCCGTTCGCTGCCACAAATGTTCGCGCATGCGTTCGACTTGCCAGCACCCAAGTCGACGGTAGAGCATGACCGTTGGTTAACTTTTCACACAGGGTGCGAAGTGACCGTCTGCATATATCTGTTTACACACTTCCGGACGGGTGCATATGCCAGGCAGACTGGAAACCGTTCGTCTGACCGAAACTGGGCATGCGGACACCAGGACTACGGCATGAGGTCCTTCGCCGGGAGGCGAAGGGCTCGCGCAAGGCGGAGCAGTTGTGAGAACTTCGGGTCCGTCTTGCCGGCCTCGGTCTTCTGCAGGGTTGTCCGGTCGATCCCGGCCAACTCGGCAAGCTTGTCCTGCGTCAGCTCCGCATCGAGACGGGCATCGCGGATGCGGTTGCCCAGTCTGACGCGGGCTTCGGCGATCCAGGGGGGTGTAGCGGGTTGCACCTACTAGACACTCAGACCTGAAGATCGTTTTGTCTGCGGGATACATCCCGCTTTTCGGTACCAACGTCGACCGAGTCGACGACATAGGCGGCCGTAGGGTGTAGCGGCGCGGGTCCCACCATCAGCGTGGTTGGGCGACGTCAGGCATCCAGCGGCAAGGCGACCCCCCTCCGACGCATGGAGGGGGGTCGCCGCATTTGGCCCCTGACCTGCAACGACACCGTGTTCCCTTGGGGGGATTTTAGGGGGCGGAGTGCCGTAGTGACCCTGCATGAGAGCGTAGCGAGACTGCACTGGCGCGTAGGCAAGCTGCACGCAAAGATGAGAAAGCCCAGGCTCAGAGGGTTCTGACCTGGGCTTTCCTTCACCTCTTCCGAGGTCAACGCGGTGGGCGCGGACGGTTTCGAACCGCCGACATCTGCTTTGTAAGAGCAGCGCTCTACCCCTGAGCTACGCACCCGTGGATGAGTGGACAGCCTACATGCCGGGCACACCCCCCACGCAAACCCGTTCCCGTGGGGGAGAATGGAGCGGGGCAGGGCTGGCGCGGACGCGTACGGGAGAGGGATTGTGACGACGGCATCCCGGCGGTGGTTCGGCGGGCGGGACGAGAGTCGGCGGGCGGACGCGCAGGCGGCGAAGGATGCCGCCGCCGCGGCGTTCTACGAGCTGGACACCGCGCAGCGGGATCTTCGGATCTCCATCGAGACGATCGCGGCGGCGGACGGGTCGCCCGCCGCGCGGCAGGCGAGCGAGGGGTTCGCGGCGCTCGGGCAGCGCATCGACCAGGTCAGCCGCGTGTACATCGAGGCGGTCGACGCGCACGACCTGGACCGGGCCGAGCTGGAGGCCTCGGTCGCCGCGCGGGCCCGGGAGCAGCTGACGCGGGCCCGGGACGAGTTGGTGCGGGTCAAGGGGGAGCTGGACCGGTTCGCGCAGGGGTTGCAGCCGCTGCTGGACAAGGCGGAGACGCAGCTGGCGCGGGTCGCGCCGGCCCGGGAGCGGGCGAAGGCGGCGCTGCTGGCGGCGAGTGACGCGCTGGACTCCGTACGCGCCAAGGGGATGAGGGCTGATGACCTGGCGGCGCGGCTCGCCGCGCTGGGGCCGGAGCTGACCAAGCTGAACCAGGGCGCGGCCCTGCACGGGGTGCAGGAGACGGTGCAGCGCGCGGACCGGATCCTGCGGGACGCGGAGGCCGTACGGGCCGAGGCCGCGCGGCTCCCGGAGCGGGCCGCGGAGATCGACCGGCGGTTGGTGAGCCTGCGTACGCGCGCCCAGGCGTTGCGCAACCGGGCGGACCGGGTGGATCCGGTGTTGAGCGAGCTGCGGCGGAGGTTCTCGGCCGCGTGTTGGCAGGACCTCCAGCACGTGCCGGACCAGGCGGTACGGGACGTCGCGGAGGCGGAGGACCGGTTGTTCGAGGCCGGCCGGGCGCGGGACGAGCAGCGCTGGGCCGATGTGTCGGCGCTGATCGAGGCGGTCCGTACCTCCCTGGACGCGACGGACGAGGCGGTGTCGGCCGCGCAGGACCGGCTGACACGGCTGGAGGCGGTGGCGCGGGATCCGCAGGCGGAGGTGGACCGGACCCGGTTCGCGATCCGCGATGCCCAGCGCCTGGCGATGGCGGGTCGCAGCGTGCCCGATCCGCGGCACGCGGGGCCGCTGGACCAGTCGGTGGCCCGGGTGGAGCGGGCGCTGGCCGGGCTGGAGGGGAGGCATCCCGACTACTGGCACTTCCTTCAGGAGATGGAGGGGGTCCGGCTCGCGGTGGGCCGGGTGGTGTCGGACATCCGGGACGGGCGCGCCTCCGCCCGGTAGGACGTCACCCGATGCATCTCCGTTTCTCGGATTTGTCCCCGGGTGCCCGGCGACGGATGCTGGAGGTGCCCGGGTTGCCGGGAACGGAGTAGAGGAGGGCGGTATGGCTGCCCACGCTTTCCACTCGTCCCATCGGTCTCGTGCGTCGCGGCGGGAGCGGCGGGCGCCCGTGCCCGTGCCCGACGCGAAGGCCGGCGAGGGGTACGAGGCGCACGCGCTCTACGGGTGCACGGAACCCCACGAGAACTACGCGCCGTACGTACCCCACGAGCCCTACGCGGCCGGCACGCCGCCGGTCTCCCACCACTGGGTGCAGCGCGCCCTGCACCCCGTGAACGCCAAGCTCGACGATCACCTGCCCGCCGACCACAAGCTCAGCCAGGTCTACCGGGTCGGCGCCGGTCTGACCGGGCTGCTGCTGGTCGTCTTCGGGATCCTGGGGCTCATCGACGAGATCGGGTTCTTCGACACCGGCGGCGACACGGTGCTCGCCCTGAACACCAACGGCGCGCTGAGCGTCCTGTCGATCTGCATCGGTGCGCTGCTCTTCGTCGGGATGGTGATCGGCGGAACCTTCGCGTCCACGCTGAACATCGTGCTCGGCGTGGCGTTCATCCTGAGCGGCTTCGTCAATCTGGCCCTGCTGGACACCGGATTCAACTTCCTCGCCTTCGAGATCCAGAACGTGTTGTTCAGCTTCGTCGTCGGCGTGATGCTGATGTGGTTCGGGATGTACGGGCGGGTGGGCAGCGCCCTGCCGCACGACAATCCGTATTGGCGGGCCCGACACCCCGAGCAGGCCGCCCGGGAGGAGCGCGTCGCGCAGGCCCGTTCCTGAGCCGGACGCGGGGGCGCACAGCACCTAGTCTGTCCGCATGCCTCGATACGAGTTCCGCTGCCGCACCTGTGACGACACCTTTGAGGTCAGCCGGCCCATGGCCGAGTCGTCCGCCCCCGCCGACTGCCCCGCAGGGCACGCCGACACCGTCAAGCTGCTGTCGGCCGTCGCCGTCGGCGGAACCAGCAGCGCCCCCGCTCCCGCCATGCGCGGCGGGGGCGGGGGCGGCGGCTGCTGTGGCGGGGGTGGCTGCGGCTGA